TCATCGCCTCGTAGTTATGGCCCCCCTCACGTCCGGTCTTGCCGCTGGCGATGTTGGTGAAGCTGCCAACCCAGGAGAGGAATCCGGTATAACTAACGGCAGTCCTAGGCTCATCTGGATCGACTTCTTTGCCGCAAACACTTGCAGGTCAAGGGCTTTAAGAAGCTTCCTCTTATAATCAAATGTCACATTTTCCTCGTCGATAATCTCGCCACCGACTTGACAAGCCTCAGCCCAATGCTGCAGGGCATAAGCTTGATTCTTAACGGTGAACAATTTTGACTCGATATGCCGAACTTCTGATTGGTGTGCTTCAATGTTGCTGCGGAGTTCTGCCAGCCTACCCTGGAGAGGTGTCAGGATCTCCGGGTCGTCGCTGGAACCGAGCATCCTGATTAGCCGCTGAATAGATTCGCGGGCCTCGGAAATCTTCGACTGATGCGCGGCTTGGTCTCTCTCTAGGTCATCGCACTTATTCTCTTTCATGAACTCCCGGCATCTCGCCTCGATAGCGTCTTTGTCGCGCATGAGATTGACGACGGATGACCAAACTTGCTCGTCGAGCCACGCAATAGGCGTGACGGCGTTTCCACAATTGCATCCCATCTGCCGCGAGACACAACAGAAATAGAAGTAGGTCTTTCCGGCCGGATTTTTAGTCTTCCAGGGTGACATGCTACGGCCGCAGATTTTGCACTTCACCATCCCTCGTAGCAGGTGCGGATACTCGGCGGTACGGCCGTCGCGAGTTTTTCGGCGGGACCGCAGGGCCTCTTGTACGTGGTCGAACGTCTCTTTGTCGACGAGTGGCGGCGTTGGATCTTTGGCTTTCCACCATTCGGCTGGATTAGTCTTTTCGGTTCGCTTATGGCCCTTTCGGGACACCTCGGCCGTTGACCTCTTCTTGCCTGAGACCATCGGCGCGCCGGCGTAAGAGGCATCCTTTAAGATCGACCGGATGGTTGACGAATGCCACTGGGGAGATGCCCCTCTGGTTTTGACTCCACGGCCAACCGCTGGGCATAAGACTCCGAAGCGATTAAGCCTGGCGGCGATCACCATACTGCTGTCACCGCCGACACACCACTCGAAGATTTTCCGAACCCATTTCGCCTCATCTTCGACTATTTCCCTGGTCCGAGACTCCTTAATGTACCGGTATCCGTATCGCGCTTTGCCCTGGCAGATCGGAAGACAGCGACCCTTGAGCACAGCGATCCCGGCCTGAGACCGCTCAAGCGTCCTCTCGACCTCGAACTCAGCGATAGCGCCGAGGATCGACTCAAGCAGTCTCCCTTCGGGCGAATCGCTAATCTCCTCGGTGGCACTGATGTACTGGCATCCGTGGTCCCTTAGCTCTTGGACGCAGATCACTCGCTGTGCGAGCCGTCTACTAAACCGGTCCAGTTTCCAAACGAACACTGCCTGGATATGTCCCTGTCGGACGAGTTCGCGGAGCCTGGAAAGCTCTGGCCTCTCGTGCAGGTATTTGCCGCTGAAGTTATCCCGAAACACCTCGATAACTTCGTATCCTAGTTCGGCTGCCCTTGACCTGCATGCTGTCTCTTGAAACTCGTGGGAAACACCATTATTTCCCTCGTTTGTGTCGCTTACCCGCGTGTAGATCACTGCGCGCCTAGTTGGCACTATCGCTTCTTTTAGCTTGAACGTGGCTTTTCCGATTGGCATCGCGGCGTTCCATTTCCCTGAGTATTTCGGCCATAAAAAACGTCCAGAACTCCTCCCAATAGGCAAGTCTGGTCGCGTTGGCTGGGCCGTGAGTATAAACGATCTCGACTGATTCCTTTGGATCGTCGCACAATTGTAACGATTTCCTAGCCATATAGCCCCCTCTGATGTGGTAATTCAGCCGTAGCAATTTCAAGACGAGCCGAGGTCACAGAATCAGAAATGCAAACCAATTATTCGCCAGACCGAATTTGTCGGATGCCGACCCGTTGCCGCTTCGCGTATTCTTTGGCTTGAGCCTGCTGGGTCGCATAGGCCCGCATTAGTTCGACCTCCTCGGGCGAGAGCTTGTCGAGATCCTCAGGCTTGACGTAGAAGCTCGAATACTGGCTCAGGTTTGGCTGCTCGCCAAGGATCTCATTGAGGGCGTTTCTGGTGTCAATCGCCCGCTGTTTGTCCACGTCAACGTCGGTCACTCGCACGCCGGTTCCTAGGTTGATGAGCTTCTGGCCCCAGGTCTTCCGGGGGTCAGTCAGCTTGTCGGCGGACGTGAAGAACCGGGTTAACGGCGAGTTACTCATGATCTGCCCGAGCAACTGCGGGTTGTCGTCGCCGAACAAACGGCCGATCGCGCTGGCCGTCTGCGGAGCCTGCAAATCGCTCAACTTACGCTGGGTGTGGAACTGCGTATTGAAGAGCTGCTCCAAGGGAGCCTTGATCAGCGGGTTCAACTGGCCCATGTAATCGAGAGCCGTCCTCTTCACGTCTGGTAGGCCGTTCTTGAAGTGGATCTTCTCGAACGCCTCCTCAGCAGGCAGGCCCAACTTGCTCACAAATTGACGCTTGCCATCCACCTCAGGGCCGGTCGGAATCGAGACTCCGCTATCGAGGTACGCGGGGACGTAGGGCCGCTCTTCACCCGGAGTCGGCTGGCGGAATGGCTTGTACTGCGCGTTGATGACGCCGGGCGTGTGGACTGCCGTGTCGAGCTGCAGGGGCAGATTTCGTCGCGCAAACGTGTAGAACGGCATCGCTCGACGCATCACATTTTTCTCGAAGCCGGTGAGGGCGTCGTAGTCGAAGTGAAGCTTGTTGACAGCGTCAGCCGCGAACTCAGGAGAGGCACCGCCCTCGACCTGTTTGAGCCACTGAGAACCCCGGAAGAAGTCCTCGATATTCGTGCCTGCCATTCGGCCCGCCTTCACTGCCGGGAGTGTGTCCGCCGCCGCGCCGCCAACCCCCTTGATTCCGAGGTTCTCAGCGAATGACTGGCCCCACTTGCGGCTAGGGTCAAGTAAGCCCTTCACGGAGCCGCCGATCGCTCGGCCCGTGGCACCCAAGGAGCCGAGCAAGCCTTGGTTGATCACGAGATCAGCGGTATCGGCGGCAAGGTTTCCGTGCGCCCCGACACGATCAGAACCGGGCACGCTAGGAGTGAATCGCTTGCCGCTATCGATCGCCTGTTTGGCGTTCCCGGCGATCTCCTCGTTCATGCCGTGCCCGCCAAAAATGTTTCCGCTTCCGTACTGCATGCGGCGAATCGCCTCGATCTGCTGGTCGGGAGCGAGGCCGGCGAGAGACGGGTGGACGCCAGACAGGTCCGCTTTTCCTCGTCCCGTCATCACTTTTAATTGACGGAGGTACTGCGGGATTCCGACGCCTTCGCGTGCATTATTTGTCGCGGCGGTCATCGCGTTCCGCACGTGAGCCGGGATCCAGATCGGGTAGGCGAGGGCCTTGAAAGCGTTCGTTGCTGAATCAAACGCGCCGAGCGACGACTTGATTTGCTCGGGGGCCGTCCACTTACCGTAGGCTTTTGTGATCTGCTCGGCGTGCTCCGGAGTGACCCCGAATTGGGCCACCTGCTTACGAAGTTTTCGGGTTCCGCCCATCAGGTACGGGTCGACCTTGCCGACACCATGCGGAGCCAAACCCCGGAACAGGTTGACAAGCGCCCCCTCTATCGGGGTGCCCGCAACCTTGTCGGCTGGCGTGGTCCGGAGCCCAAGCTTTCGCGCCAGAACGTCGAGCGAAACCAGGGAGTCGCCGGCCGTTTTCCGTCTCGCGTTCTCGGCCAATATGCCGGTCGCAGCCTTCGCGTTCGCGATCGTGTTCGCGTGCTGCATGCCGCGCTGCGTAAAGTCGGAAGTGAGGTCAGGCGAGAAGAATGGCTTTCCCTGAATGGCGTCAGTGGTCGCGGTTGCAGATTGTGATCGGTAGGCGGGATTAGCGACAGCAAGCCGTTCGGCGAGCGCAGCGGCCTTGTCTCCGAACTGCTGTTCGATATTAGGAGTGAGCTGTCCGCCGCCTCGGGTCAGGTCGTCGATCATGTCGACTTTGATCGCGTTGGCAGTCGCCGCCTTCCGTTTCGGGACTCCCGCGAAGCGATCAAACCAGTCGTTCAGTCGGTTAGTTCCGCCAGGGATGTCGCGAAAAATCTCGTCGCGGCCGATATTTGCTCCGCTCGTCAGGGGCAACATATTGCTCGGGTTGCCACCGACTTGGAGGTTGGCCGGGTTCTCGGGAAACGCGGAACGGTGAACGTATTTCGCGTAGTCATCCGAAACATCCTTGAGGCCGGCACCAGCCGCACGAGCCTCAGCGAGTTGCGTTCCGTGGACGCTGCGGACATGCGCCGCAGCCGTCTTGGTGGCTGCAGTTAAAGCCGGATCGAAGCTATGCGGAACCTCTTCAGCGACCGCCCTGGCGGCATCATTAATAGCCCGCTCCGTGTGACCGCCTGCTGACACGAGCGGATCAAGCTCACGGATCAGGCCGAAACGTTCGTCACGCCCACGCTGTTTCAGCGTTTGCAGGGCAGGATCAAGGTACTTCGCCGCGCCCTTCTGGGTGATCTTGTCGACCGCCCCATGACGGGTGCTATCGAACAGCGAGCCAACCGCACGGCCGACCGGGTTCCCGAACTTCAGGTAATCGCCAGCCGTATCGAGGGCACCAGCGATATTTTGGGCGGTCTTGCCAGTCCCGAACGCAGTGCTGGGACCAAACGGAACGCCGATGCGGACGAGTCCTGAGAGGGGTTGATTCGCTTGGAGTGACCCAAGACCCGCTTTCGTCACCGCGTCAGCCGACTCCTGGCTGGCGAGCCGCCGGCCGAGATCGCCCATGTGCTGCAAGTCAGATGCAGTGCTGCCTGCCGCCTTTAAAGTAGGCTCAACGCCGTGAAAACCTTCGAGCATCTGCCGGCCCGTCCAGCCCCTCAGTGCTCCGGTTTTCTGGACCGCCTTTCCGGCCCCTGTCATCGCACTCTTCGCACCAAACGTCATGTACGTGAGCGGGTCGGTTGCGATGTCCGCCGCCAATCCGGCCCCCCACGCGCCCCAGCCCTTGTCATTCTTGCTGGTGAGCCCTGCCAAGTTTGTGAGGTCGCGGCCCGTCGTCTTGTCCGATTCGCCGGTGATGCCGAGCGAGTCCGAGAACGGGATCAGGTTCTTGAGCGCCGAAACCCCCTTGCCAGCCAGAGCACCACGAACCGCCTGCCCTGGCTTGTCGAGCGTGCCAAGTACATACGAGAGCCCGCTGGCTCCGGTGTCCAGGGCTTTCTGGCCGACCGACTTGAACTCCTCGGGTTTAAGCGGCTGCCTATAGGCTGCCGCCTGAGAGGATGAGCCACGCCTGCCACTCAGGCCGAATTCATTCGGCCCAAATGGGTCGCTGCCGCTGAACGGGTTGATGTCGAGATCCAGTCCAGCCATCTCACCTCTCCTCGGCGGGGAGCATGTTTCGCCCCATAAGTGCTGCTAGAATTGTACCATACAACTTTGAGTTCAAGTGCGATGATCCAGAGCTGTCATCGTTATTGATTTGTTTTCCAGAATCTAACGGCAGCTTCGCCCCGAACTGGTCGTATTGCGCCGGGCCTACATCATTAAATGCGGCCAAAATATCGTCGACGTTCGCCTGGTCGTACGAGAGCGGTGGCGTCAGTTTGGCGGTAGGCCCGGTCAGCGAATGAGCTATCGGCGTATGGCTAGCGCCAATGCCACCAGACAACCTGCGTTCTAAATCGGAAACCGAAGGCCAACCGCCGCCTACAGGGGTGTGCGATTGATTCAAGGCATCGATCATACTGAACGCAGTAGGAACCTCTTGCGACGATAACTTGCCGCCGTTCACGAAGCCGCTGACGCCCGGCAATCGGGTTGGACCTTGATCGGGAAGGTGCCCGTAGGTCGATAGAAAGTCGCGAAGGATCTTCTGGTCGGCGAAGATCGAAGCGAGATCCGTGCTGCCGACTGCCGCGACACCCTGGCCTTTCGATCCAGTGGCGATCCCACGCTCTAACGCTTCGCGAACAGCGTCGGTGCCACCCATTCTTGCCGCCTCAGACAAGGCTTCTGGCGTTGCCGGCGATGGAGAATAGCGACGAATAGGAGGCACACCCTGTCCGAACGAATTCACCATGCCGCCGTCGTGCCCAAGAGCGTTACCCTCGGCGGTGGTCGCGACGTTGTATCGGTGAAAATCCCACGGATTCAGGTTCGAGTGCTGCCTACGGATCGAGGCGGCAAGATCATCCCCGAGCCCGAGAGCAGACTTCTCTAGACTATAAAGAGCACGACTGGTTGGGTTCCGTAAACTCAGCGATCCTGCGGGATTGCCGGACTGATTGAGGCGATAGAGTAGGTCGCGAACCTTATCCTCGTCCTCCATTACGGGATTCACCCTAGGAAGATGCTCAACGATCCACGGCTGTATGTTCCTGGAGGAATCTCCGGGAATTTCGATAGACCGGAAAGGCTGAAGGATCTCTTGGATGTCCGCCCGGCCGGCGCTTCCGAAGTCCGAGACGTTTGGTGAAACCCGTATAACGTGACCCTGTGGCGACTTTAAGGCAATCGCCTCGGCCCCGTTTCCAAGAAACTTCGTACCCTCAGGAATCTCGTTGGCAATCTTCTCTAACCCAGGATGATCTTCGAGGCTCCTCGCTATCCACCGCCAATTGTCTTTGTGTCCCGAGATCGCATCAGCAAGCTTATCCCTGCCTCCAGGATACTGCGGCCCAGCCCACGCCGCTGCGTTGCGAACCTCGTCAGAAATGTCGGTTCGATCCGCCCAAGGTAGGTGTTTCAATAGCGAGTCGTTAACATGAAGGGAACCAGCCTCGTCTCCGACGAATGAGCCGAGCTTTTTAGCGCCAGCTCCAACGTGATCTAAGAGGTCGAGCCCTGTAACCGCTTTCGCTCCCTGGGTTATCCCTTTGGCGAGCGTAGGAGCAGCCCGGAACGCCCCGACACCCGACGCCAGGCTGAGCGGCGATGCGATCGTGTCAGCCAAAAACCCGGCCGCGTGCGACCCTAACGAATCGTCTCCCTTACGGGTGAGCCCGTAAGCGTCCGTGAGGTCGCGACCTGTAGTCTTATCTTTTTCGTTTGTCAGACCCATTGAGTCAGAAAAAGGCACGAACGACATGAGTTCGCGGGGCTTCCCGGCGAGCGCACCACGAAGGGCACGGCCACCTGTCACTTTATCTAGAGCCTCGCCAGCCGCTCCGACGGCTCCGAGTGTCGTGCTGAGTAGGTCGCTCATCGGATAGCCCCGCGATCATGTTCCAGTGTGAAACCTGTCATTTGTCAGTCTGACAAATCACTGCGTCAGACCCTGAGCCAACAGAACGGCGTTGATCGCGGCGACCTTCGCCTTCAGTTCAGTGCAGTAATCGAGTAGCTCGACCACCGTTGGAGTAGCCGCGTCGGCGACCGTTACTGTTCCATTCGCCGTGGGCAGAACCCCCGTGGTTGCGGTCACAGTGATAGCGGCGACCGCTGCGGAGGGCGCGGTCGGTGTTCCATTCGCCGCTGCGTCGACCGCGGTGACCAGTTCGACCGCGCCAGCCTTATCCGCGAGTGCGATGCCAAGCAGGTTTCTGAGTCGTGACGAGAGAGCCATCGTGAGAGTCCTTAAAGGCCAGCCATCATGCCCGTGCCGCCGAAGGGGTCGGGATCGACCCCGGAACTTCCGACGCCAGGACCACCGCCCACGCCGTTCTGGCCGAGCGCGAGGATTTGGAGGAGTTGCTGAAGACCCATGTTCGGGTCGCCGGTGCCCATGCCCTGGAAGCCTTGATCGGGCTCACCGGGAGCCACGCCGTAGGGGTCGCCACCGCCAGACAGAGCAGAGTGCAGGGCTTGAAGGAGGCCGCTGTCACCCATCGAGGGATCGCCGTCCATCGATGGCATCGAACCGCCGACCGGAAGACCCTCAGGTCCAACCGGCGGCCCCTGAGGCGGTGGCTGGGCGAACGGATCAGGCCCGAGCCCGGTCATCATGGCGGCTTGCGGGTCCATGCCTTGCCCTGGCTTGGGGCCACCCGGAGACATCATTCCCGTTGGAGGTGGGCCTCCCATCCCCCCAAAGGGGTCCATTCCTGGAGGTCCGCCCATGCCGGGAGGGCCAGGAGGAGGGGTGCCGCCGCCTCTGAACGGGTCAGGAGGCCCGCTGGGGCCTTTCGGCTTCGGAGGTCCGGATGATTTCTGAGGTGGGAACATGACTGCAACTCCTCACTTATCTACCAAAAAAAAGGGATCAGTATCCGCTGTACTCAAAACCAGGCGGTGGCTTGATTCCGAACTGCTCCAGCAACCCCTGTTGGGCCGTCCGGTCGTTGAAGTGCTGCGGCCATCCGAATCCGGTGCCAGCGGAATGTCCGGTTCCCGCCGCATCAAACAACCCCTGAGTCATCGCCGCAACCAAGCCAGCAGGCCGAGTTAAGAACGAAGGAGCCACAAAAGAATTGGGATCGGGCGGGATATAAGTATCCTCATTCCAGTTGTTGTTCTTGTTGCTGTAGTGGGCGTTGATCCAGTTTTGCAGATCGGCACGTGCAGGATGATTAGGGTCTTGGACTCCAGGTGTGGCCGCAAGTCTATTTACCCGATCAAACAGGTTGTCCTGTACCCCAGGCTCAAGATTGGCTTCCTGATTGCCTCCGTTCATCGCGTCGACCACCGAAGGGTCGATTTTTTTCAAAACCGCCAAGGCCCTCAGTCGGTCCGGATCAGCGTTAAGGGCATCAAGCTGTCCGATTTGGTCGGTCGCATTGACTTTAGCGACACTCTCGTCATGAGCTTGAAGAGCTTTCGCCCAATCCGCGTCACTGCCAACCAGTTGGCTCGCGGGAACCCCGTCAATGAGGGTTCTCCCGTTCATATTTCTAGCGTCCCTGGCTAATCTGCGATAATGCTGAAGTCCTTCGACAAGCGTCTCCCTGGCCAAGTCTCGGTTGCCACCAGGTTGACTCTGGCCATCAAGCTGAACTCCTGGTCGCGTATTGATTGATGGACTGCCGACCCCGCGATACGTAGCTGTCGAAGGGTTGACTCCGATCGGGGCGGACGTTGCTGAAGTTGGGCTTGGGGCGATCGAGCTTTGCCCGGATTGCGGCTGTCCAGCCCCCATAAATCCAGGGACTTCGACGCGAATCGGTTGTGCCCCTTCGTGCGTTCCGTCGCCGGGTTGCGTAGGCCGAACGCCAACCGGAGGCAATGGGGGCGTGTTCTGGATCTCTCGGAGTTGCGCCGGGGTTCGAGCACCCATAAGCTGACCGCCTTCGACGACAAACTTGCTTGGGTCGCCGCCGCCCCGCGACACATCTGCTCTCGCCCAATCCGGGAGTTGGGATCCACTAGGGCTTGATTCCGTCTTTGCCTGTGGAGAGGCCGATACAGAGCCAGGCATAGTGAGACTCTTGACCGCGTTTGCTCCAGCCGTCACTGCGGACCCAATCGCGGAGCCTGCCGCAGAGAACATGCTTCCGATTCCTGGCTGTCCGGCCGGGCCAGAGCGGAACAGGTTGGGAGCGCTTCCGGGCGCAGTCGAAGCAACTGGAGTCTGGATTCCAACCTTGGGAGCGGAAGCAGTCGGACCTCCTCCGAAGAACCCGCCGATCGCGGCATTCATGCCGCCGTTCCTCGAAGGAACCGAAGGGATATTAGGCATAACCGACTTCACGTCGTTTGCAATCAGGTCAACGTTTGACTGAGCCTTAGGCTTGAAGGGGTCCATCGAAGCGCTCCGTTACAGGGCTGATCCGACCATCGAGAAGACCGCATTAAGAACACCAACCTGGCGGGTCACGTTATTCCGCTCGACGTCGTTTAAGACCTGCTCCTGCTGAATAAACTGTTCCGAAACCGCCTTTTGACCCTGATACACGGCTTCGGCATTCACCTTTGCAGCCTCGATCTTGATCTGGCTTGAGGCTGTCAGCGTGGCCCGCAAGTTCTGGCCGGCAAGCCCTACTCGAAGGGCCGCGAGAATCGGCGAACTGGACGAGAACCCACGGCCAGCCATGTCGCCAGTCAACTTGCGAATCTCAGAGGCCACACGGGCATCACCCTTGGCAGCCGCCGCGTTGACCTGCTCCTGGATTTGAGCGGGACTAAGGACGCCTCCTGTCGAGATAAAAGGAAGGCGTGTCGCCGCCACTGTATTCGCAACCGGACCAACGGTTGCGGCGAACCCGATCCCTTGCGACTTAACGTCTCCGGCAGCCATGACTCTCGCCTCCGTTAGACGCTGTTAATAATGCTCTGGATCAATGGGAGAACCGCCTGAAACTTCGACTCGGCGAACGCTAACCTGGTCGCGAGCCGGGCGGACTCAGCAGACTCATGAAACTTGAGGCCCTCAAGATCCCTGTCTGCCTTATACTTGACACCAGCCAGGTCGTTCGCGGACACCGATACGCGAGCCGTCGAGTCGATGCTGGCCGCAGAAATCGTCGCATTCGCCGAAGTGGACGCGACCGATGTTCGGGCGCCCGCATCGATCTGAGCCGACGTGGTCGCAGCGGAAGCCTGAGTGGACGCGACCGAGGTTTGGGCCGCTGCTTGAGTCGACGCGGCAGCAGTTGTCGCATTAGCTTGCGCTTGCGCGGCAGCAACATGGGCTGCCGCTTGTTCCGCAGCGGCAGCAGTATTTGAGGCCGCTTGAACAGTCGCCGCGTTAACAGTCGCCTGAGCGTGGCTGTTGGCCGCTTCCACGGTTGCTTGAGCTTGAGTATTAGCTGACTCAGTCTGGGCACTCGCCTGTGTGTTGGCAACCTCGGTTTGGGCGTTCGCCTGTGTGTTGGCAACCTCGGTTTGGGCTTGAGCGTGCGTGGTTGCGACATCCCTCTGTGCGTCAGCAACCGACTTAGCCGAATCAGTTTGAGCTTGGGCCTGCGTTGTCGCCGACTCGATCTGGGCGTTCGCCTGGGTTGTCGTCGCCGTCGTATGTGCTGTTGCTTGTATAGTAGAGGATTGGACCTGCGCATTTGCGGCGGTAGTCGACGCCTGAGAAGCCGCAGCATACCGAGAAGCAGCTTCGATTTGGGCTATTGAAATTGCTGCGGCCAGTTCGTCTGACGCCATTTGTACGCCTCCAAAAAGGGTTCCTTAAAAGAGCCTACCCAATATCGCGGCCAGTACCAGGATCGAAACCATAATGAGCAGCGATCAAGGCAATCAGCGACTCCGCAGTAAGGTCGCTAGTCGTCCCTTCTATACTCACCGGATTAGGATCGGAACCCGACCAATTAAACGCGGAGACCGAGTGCTCCATCGAACTCAATGTGGCCGCGAAATGGACTGTCGTATCCGTGACCATGTACCCATTAATATCGTTGTTGCGAGTGGTTGTGAGACCTGCCGCCTGCGCCTCCGCCAACTGGCGAACCGTTGGCGGACCCGATCCACTGGCGGATGTGTCAAGCACGGCATCGATGTTCACGATGCAATAATTGAAGTCGTCGGGGTACGGCGCTTCAGTGACGTCCCAATACTGATCACCCGGATTATGGATCACGATGCCCGAGAACGTGAATTCGTAGGCCGGAACGATCTCCTTGACCGCGTCCAGATTTGTCGAGTAAAGCATCGCTCGGTAGCCGCGAAACTTCGGGATCGCGTCCTTGACCCGTTCCACCGAATTGCGATGCGCCGTGTCGGATGTGAGGTCTCCGAACGCAAATTTAACCAACCTGATGAACCCGGCCGTGTCCTCGATAATCGACCCCGCAAAGATGTGTAAAAAATCGCTGCCGAGGTATCCTGCGTTCGTTCCGAACGGACCCGAGCCGAGCGTAGGCGCCGAGAGATGCGGGAAATTACTGGACATCACGTACCCTCCGGTCCCCGTGTTGTCCGTGTCGAGCCAATCCACGACTTTAACCCACGTTCGGCCCGCCCGGATCGACTCGATGTGACTCTTCGCAGCCGCAAATGCCTCCTTCAGTCGTTCTCGCTCTGCCGCCTCGGGATGGGCGGCCCCGTGCGGCCCGTAGCCCTCGCCGGTCACGACGTAGCCGCAACCAGCGTTGTCGTAACGGTGAATCCCTAAACCGTAGCGTCGTTCCAGGAATGTGAAGTTATAGGCGTTGTTCCAGTATGGAAGACTGTATCCCAGCCAAACCACCTGGGGAACTCGCAGCAATGTACCAGCCAATGGCCATTCGCGCGGCGGCGTATAACGCCTGACAATATCTTCGGTTGGGATAGTTCCTGGTTGCCCTGGCCATTCGACGTCGTCGCCCATCCGCAGCCCGTAGCCAGGGGCGGCGTTCGGATCTTGACCGGGCCCCCAGTAGGTCCGTACGCGCGATTCGAGAAAGTCTGACCGCCGTAACGGGAACCCGGTCGCCGTGTTACCGTCCCAAGGCGGGTCACCCCCCGCAATCCGGGGGAGCATATTCTTCCGATTTGCACTCATGTTCAATCCATCCAAACAGTAGGTTGAGCGAAATAAATATCGTTGCCGTCGCTGTCAGAAAACTGAAAGATCCCGAACAACCACGTATTTGGGTCGATCTGCTCGTCAGGATCAATCGTTGGTATTTCTACAGAGACAGAGGGTGACTGCGGATCGCCGTTTGGTCCATTTGGATACAGGTTTACTTGATAAGTTTTTCCTGTTCCGGACTTAACCTTTCCAATAAAAACAGTTGTTCCGCCACCGCCGATCGGCCGAGCGTCAGGCGCATCCGGAATCTCGAATCCGGGAGGCTTGTAAATCTCCTGTTTGATCGGATCATAAGTCTGAGGTGGCTGTTGAAATTTCGGCGGCTCCGGTCCAGTAATCTCGGCTAGAGAAGGGAACTGAACCGGCGATAGGAACTGGTAAGGTGCCGGGATTACTTGCGGCGGCAATGGCTGCGCCACGTCCGTCATCTTGGGGAGCGGTGGCTGTGGAGGAAGCGGCGCTTGAACCGGAAGCGTCGAATGAGAAAGTGTTACGGGAGGGACAACTCGACCGTTTAAGTCGTTTTCTTGGGGCGGTGTCATTGGGCGAATTGGCCCGGAAGACCGATCGGGTTTCGTGGCCTCAGTAGGCAGTACCGACGGCAATGGCGTTGGCCTTGCCCTGAGCGTGGTTCTCGTGGCCGGAATAGGATTATCGGTGCGGTTCGCCGGCTTCAGCGAGTCTTGGTTCGGCTCCGACTTCGTCGCAGGCGTAACGGACGGCTGGGTATCTGGCCCTTTTCGTGTGAACATCGCGTACAGTTCTTCTGAGAACTGCGTGAGGTTCTTCCAGGGGCGAAGAAGGCTTTGCGGATTATTAAGCTCGAACATCGATTAAACCTCCACCCCAAGTAGCACTACTTGGGACACGCGAACAGGCTCGCCGCTCTGGACTCCTGAAAGCTCAACCGCAACAAAATGATACCCGAAGGAATAGACGTCGCCGTGCCCGGCGAGACGCTGTCTTGCCCATCCATAGGTCGCATTGAGCTCCACGGTAATAAAAGGTTCGCCCTCGATCGTCCGAACACCGTCTTGCTTGATCGTGCGGCCCCAGGTATTCGGCATCAGAGAGTGGTCAAAGTAAAGCTGGATGTCCAGCGTGGAAGGTTCAATCAAGGGCCTGAATACCACTTCAACGTCTCGGTTTTTTTCGTCCTCGTCCTCGATGTAGCGGAACCACCCAGACCTCCACTGCCAAGACACGCCGCCGATCTGATAGACGCTAGTCTCGTCGGGAACCACGTCCCAAGGCTGAGAAATCTCGATCTCGGTGGCCGTGTTGGCAGCAACGATTCGATGCTGGCCTCGGCCAAGACCTTCCACGATCGAGATCGGTCCACCTTCTAGGGCCTCGAATTCGGCGGACGAGTCCACAATGGTCGTCTCGGTGGCTGATGTCGGATTGCCCCGGAGAGTGCCGGTCCCGGAGACCCCGTCATAGGAGCCTTCCGACAAGCAAACGATCCGCCGAGCGTCAGTTCCAGCCAGGCTTCGCCGCGCCCCGATTGTCGCGCTCGTCGAGGCGGTCATCGCCGTTGGGTACTGCTCGATCCACCATCGGTCAGTTCGGTAGTTATAGCTGATCGCGTGGTACGGCAAGTCGAATCCGGACATCGTCACGAACCAGCGAATCGTATCCCGAACCGGGTCGTGGGCGGCATGCCAGAGGGACTGATCCGAATCCCAATCCACCTGGACGGTAGTTGTGCCGTCGCTCTGGAAAAGGTTCTGAATCGACATCGAGATGGGCTCGCTTTCCTGCCCGTCAAACTTATGAATGCCGATCTCGTCAAGAAAGAACATGCCAACTTCCGTGGCGACGTAGGTCCGATTATTGAGGCTGCCGCGTTGCGCAGACAGGAACACGACACCATCGGCGGGATCGGCCTGGAAGGTGAAGCGGTGGATGTGCCGGCGCTCGATCACGTAGAGATACTGTCCGAGCGAGACTAGGCCAGTGATTTGATCGTTACATTCGGGGATGGCGAAAGCGTTATAGGCGGGCCAAGACTCCGGAGTGCCCGGTTCGGAATAGTAAACGAGTCGCCGCTCTCCGGGTTCGGGCTTGATCGAGTAGAGCGCGTAAGGCCGAGGAGCATCTTGGAACAACGTGGTCAATTCGAGCGTCTGCGTTTCCTCGTCAACCGATTCAATCTGATAGGACACGGTCGACCCGCCGATGTAGATCAGCCGACCCGCGAAGCAAGACCTCCAGTTTGTCCCGACCCCAACGACATGGGTGTTGTTGAACGAAGTCTCAACGTGCCCGTCCGTATAATCTACGTCAGACGCGGCAAAAATTCGGCCCTTGTGCGAGCAGATCACAGCCTTGTGGCTTGGAGGCAACCCGTTACTGTTCGCGAATGGCAGATCGCTCTCGCCGTAGTTTAACGGAACGCCTTCGCCTGAAGAGAGAACCTCGTCCTGGGTTGCCGAGGAGAACACGGTAGATGCTAAGTCGGTCGTGTCGATGTCCACATAGAGAGTGTCGGCGTTCCCGGCGAGGTTACGAAGGATCTGCCGCCGCACAACCTTGCCTTCGGTTGGGATCGGCACCGCTCCGTAGAACACAGTGGCGACCCCAAGAGTCCAATGCCCACCCTGTTCGTACATACCGTCCGTAACAGTAAGAGACTGGACTGTCAAAGTGTCTTTGTCGGCAACGACAACCGTCCTTAAGCCGTTGACGAGCGACAACCCCTCGACGTCGGCGATCAGCAAGGTCTCCGTTCCGGTGAGCCCGTGGTTGCTTGACTTGATCGTGACGACGCCAGTAGACCTGTCGTAGTCAACGTCCTCAATCAAGCCGTCTACCCCTGCGTCCATCGCGTTCGACACAGGAGAGAGATCTGAGACATTACCGAGAGCGTCGATGAACCGCTGGTAGGCGATAAGTCGGCCGGTAATCAGCCCGTAGCCGGTTCCACCTAGTTCCAGTGCGGTCGCCGGAGAAGAAACGCCAGCGGGATCCGCACGCACCGAGAGGCCGTTCCAGGCCAACATCGGGTCGATCCCGTTTGCCAACAACAGGAGGCCACCAGGGGTCTCCGCGTAGGAGAACGGGTATTTACCCGAAATCCGGTTCGCCAACACCGTTTGAACGCCGAGTCCTCGTTCACCAGCCATGATCGCCTCGCATCTTAAGAGTGTGGTAGACCGCCACCAGGAGGCAGGGTCAAAGTGGTTCGTCGCCAAGGGAATTCGACGCTCGCGAAGGCGAAGCTTGCTAGGGCCAAACGGTTTTCTGCGAGTTCTCCGGTCGTGATGGCCGTGGTCGAAGCGAAAAACTCGGCGGTACTTGAAGCGTCAAGCTGATAGAAGTTGTTCGATCCAGGTAGCGACTGGAGCGAGAAAGCCGTAGCCGCTCCCGCGTAAACGTCTCTTGTTTGACTAGAGGTAGCCGCCATCACGAAGCCGCTCGACGCCGAAGCGTTCATTTCCAGCACACTTGAGGCGGCCGACCCCAAGGCGAAGTTGCTCGCTGCTGATACGTTGTGGATCGCGTAATTGAGGCACGACGCGGCTGGCGACATCCGGAAACTGTTCGCCGCGGAGACTCGGTAGACGTGTAGGTGTTTCAGTGCCAGAGTGTCAAAGAGCTTGAATGAGTTGGACGCCGAAACGTAGATCGGCCCCTTCGTCGATGTGTTCGTTGAGAGGGCGAAGCTGTTGGAAGCCGAAACCCGGATCGGACTCGTATAGCTGCCGGTTGTTCCCACAAGAATGATCGAGTTGCGAGCCGCGACAAAGTATTCCATCGGGGATCTCGCAGTCGACTTGAATGAAACGTTATTGAACGCGGAAACCGCATAAGTGAATCCGCCGCCTAATGCAATCTGAGCCTTGAGGTTGACCCTGTTTGAAGCCGACGCAAACCTGTCGGCTGACCCCATAATCGACGGGCTAATCATTAAGAAATTGGCGGCGGAAACGCGATAGACGCCTTGCTCGCCAAGGATATCGAGAACAAAAGATGACGCTGCGTCAACAAGGTAGACTGTTGGGGCGAGAGCGCGAGAATATAGGCTAAAGATACTCCCTGCGACCGATTTGAATTCTGTGTTGTATGACAGGGAGGACGAGAGAGCCATAGAATTCGACGAGGCGATCCTATATGCACATCGAGCCGATGATCCAACAAAGAGATCGATGGAGTTCTCTGCACTCGCAAACACCCCGGAAGGCTCCGAGGAGATGGCGTCGAGAATAAAATAGCTTGAGGCGGATACGTAAATATACGATGGGCCTAAGATTTCAGGGTGGCCACCTAATAGGAGTTTTCCGAGCGAGGATCCCAGCTTGCCGAGTGATCCAATGGAAGGCATTTAATCCTCGCTTCCATCAGGTGAGTTCAAAGCTGGAACAAAGTATGCCGCAATCTCCTCCGCTGGACCCACAAGCTGCCCAAAATCCAACCGCGTCGGCCGTAAAATGCGTCGTGCGCGATACCGAAAAGATTCGATGAAAATTGTATCCATCTAATGAAATATAATAATTACGATTGGTTCCGTCGTCCTCAAGCCGATACCAGTTTACGACAGTCCCAGGGTTATAAGTGAGAAAATAATCGTTTGTTCCCGAGTAGCTTGTGGAAGTGTCCCAATAGTAGCCACGCCACTGGCCTGGGTTATCGAAGTGAGTAGCGATCCCGCTAACTGCACCGTTTGAAGATTTGCAGAAGCATGGACCCGCTGAACTACTACCACCAAAGACGTAGGTAGCAAGTCGAAAGGTCGCCTTCCAAGGCGGCGATGGAACCGATACGACAAGGATGCGCATATCTACGGCACCTGGACCAACAAACGGCGTCCGCAGATAAACTCCATTAGGATTGTCTACGGCGGTCCCGGCACCCTGATTAATCCAGGTAAAATCGGCGACACGAGGGCGGACGAACGGGGCTGAGATCGGGGGGCCGGCGATCAAGGCCGACACGTCAACCTTCTTATTTGTGGGATCGTCGTTAAGATTCCAGGTAACACCGCCGCCGTCAACGAAATTCAGCTCACGGCGTGCCGACACGTTAGTCCCGTTAAGCGACTGGCGAGACAAACCAAGCAGGGCATCCCGAGTGAGCGGGTTACTCACTGTGGCTCCATCCGTATGGCTCGCGGCCGTAGTCCCTTCGACGCCTCTCACGACTGTCCAAACCGCTCCGCTTACAGTCGTGACAAGCAGAAGTTCGTCGTCGATAAGCGCACGAAACTGTCCGGAAGTCGGGAAGCCTATAGATGAAGCCACAGTCAACGAGGTTGTCGAACCGTTTATGTTTCCAACAAGAACAGTAGTCTGTTGGTTCGAGTAGTTCTCTTGAGCCATCTCAGTTGTCCTATAAAAAAGACGGAGAACCCGATCGGATCTCCGTCTTGCTGGTGTTCCTGGGACGAGTCACGAGGACGATGTGGCCCCAACTGTGTAGGTTACTTTAAGCGTGTCGCCGCTGCTAACCGACTTCGTTCCTCCTGAGAACGAGGCGGTAGCGAAGAGGGTTCCAGTGGTACCGCCCTTTGTGTTGTTCGAGCAAAGAGCCACGCCTTTGATCGTCAACGCCGTCGAGTTTGTCATACTGAAGTCAACGGTGCTGGCGTTGACAACAGCTCCACCAGAAGGAGCTCCGGGAGTCCAAGCCGGCCGAGTAGACTGGCTGTAGTTGGCACCGCCAGCTTCAGACCATCCGGCGTGGGACGCCATCGTGTCTGATGCGCTGTATCCCGTCCATCCAGCGTTATCAATCAGAAGCAGATACCAGTCGGTAATCTGGGTCTGAGCTTGCAGGTAAACGCCGAGTACGCTGGCAATACCCGAGTCGGTTACGCCGTTTTTTAGGTCGTCGATCCATTTCCGCTCGCCATCCGGGCCGATACACTCGACGACGAAGAACCCGCCGACCGAGAAGCTGGCGGGAGCTAAGTTGGAGAAATCGAGATGGATTCCTTGAGGAACCTCTTCGCCGAACCCGCGATCCACGTAGGCGTCGGCGGCGATACCGACACTCATTCCAGAGCCAACGATATCCATTGGATTACCCTCACAGCCGGGGATTCCTCCCCTGCAAAATCAATCCGCTTGTCAGTTGGGCCACCACGTATCGAGCTTCGGGCCGATCGTAGGCGTACAAGCTGATGACTCTGCCTCCCGGATCTCCACCAGGGATAACCGTGAAGGTGTCGCTTGCGCTCCCAGAAAACGCTCCCGACTGATACGAGTACGTCACGGTATATGTACCCAAGGAATAGTTGATCCCAAGGAACACACCCAACGCGAAAGCAGTGGAATTGCCGTTCATGGCAAGCTTGAGGGAAGCCACTACACTGTCGTCCGCATCGGTGATCACAGCGGTCGGTGCTGTGATCGGGGAAGCGGGGTCGCCGTTGGCGTCCACGACGGCCAGGCCGATCGTCACTGTCTGACCTTGCTGATATCGACCGAGGTTCATCGTGGACCGCCTCTCAGTTGGTGTCGAAGTGGACAACCGCGTAGCCGAGCCGGACCCGCAGTTCGCCGGGCCTTTGACTCATTGCGTTGATCTGAGTGACCGCGACACCCGGCGGAATGTCGTGGGGGTCAAGGTTTGGCGAGTAGCCAGGGAAGTCCTTGATGACGACCCGGCCCGACTGACTATGAGGGTCCGATTGCCGTGCCATCGCTGGTTTCCTCGGGAGGTTCGGGCATCTCCATCCAGTGCGTCACGGAAGGGCCTCCGAGATGCACGTCCGCGTACATGTAGCTCCATGTCGCCAGCGGAACGCCGTTCGGATGACAGGCGTGCGATTTGGGATTACAGATACAATCTGTGTAGCGACCGATTCCTTTGCGCCAGACATCAACCTTTCTGGGAGGGTCAATCGGAAGCCTGTCTTTCACGGAAATCCACATAAATCACCTCAGAAGGGAATCCACTCGTCGCCGCATTTTTGCGAGCAGACCCAGGAATCTGCGCCCTTTCGCCACGACCTGTATCGCTTGCCGCAATGGGCGCACTTCGGGATGACTGTCAATAGGTGTCGGATCTTCCAGGGCCACGCAAAAAACCAGTCGAGCTGGCCGCGATCGAAGAATCCCTCGTAGATATCTACCCCGCATCTCTCGCAGTAACCGTGTTCGTTGGAGGTGCAACCAAACAGGTCACACCTCCAACGCTTCCAGTCGATCTTTGGGACTCTCATTCGTTCCTCGCGATTGCGGCGTTCGCCCAAAACACGACCTCTTCGAGCTTCGTCAGGGCGAGAGAAAGCTCTCGGGATGGCGGACAATGGTCGACGAGCCTCGCTGCCAAGGTAAGAGCGTGGGCGCGATTCCGTTCGTACCGTTGCGCCTGATCTTTCTTCGGAGCGTGGTGAAGGAATCGGTTTTCGAGTTCCTCGATAGATCCTTGTGGAAACTTAGGCACGGTACACCTCATGGTTCATCTGGACCTATTGGCATGTCACGGAGGCGACGACGAATCGTCCCCGTGTCGCCTACCGACCGACCCATGAAGGAGCGGCTGTCGGCGGCTTTCGCTTCGTTGAGGGCGACGAGATACTGCTTCGCCGCCGATGGCTTGTCCTTAAGAGTTCGATTCATGCCAAGGTGCATCTCGACGCCCCGGTGGTAGGCGTTTAGCATCGCACCCGGCTCGACGTCGATCGAATCGCTGATCACATACCCCACCGCCGTATAGCTCGCGTCGAGCGGATCTTGAAGCGCGACCGAAGTCGGAGACACATACGATGCGACGATCGACTCGAAGGCAGATTGCGGATCGGCAGGTCCGGCCATGATCAGCGAGAGCGGCGGCTTGGCGGTCGCCGAGATTCTGATGACTGATCCCACGTGCTTGGGCGAGAACACCGTCCCTATCCCCGTCACGACGTTTCTGCCTTGGGTGACGGTAATCTTGCCTGTCGCCTCCCGCATCGTCAGCAGGGGCCGAGGACGACGCTTGTATATGAAATCAATCGACTTCGCCTCGGAAGGCCAAGGGAAGACCCGCATGACCAGACGACCAGGATAGGCTCGATCTCCGGTGATCGTGAAGAAGCTCGGTTCCCCCTGTGAGATCACGTAGCGGGTGTCGAACAGCCACTCTCGCGGGTGCCGATAGCACATGCTCGCGAAGTTCCGCTCATAAAGCGCCTGGTCTTGAGCGACGTAGTCGTCGGGCAGCAGGTACGTGTCCCGGTAGATCATGAACCGCGTGCCAGCCGGGAGATCGTCGCCTGGATTCAGAGTGTCAGTGAGCGTAACCACGGTCGCACTCTTCCGCTCTTCGACGCGGTATGCGGCCTCGCCGATCCGAAGGAATCCGTTCGACGCCCAATCGGGCCAGATAGCCCCAGAGAGCGTTACCATCCGGTCGTAAGTCCCGCCGGAATGCGTGTACGTGATGGTTGCTTCGTCCGTGTCGCCAGTGAACGCAGCAGAGGTCACGATCCGGCCCTGCGTGTACAGGTAGGTCCAGTTGTGCACGTTTACCAAATCGCGGTACTGCTCCAGGGCCGCACGGATGCAGTCCCGCTTAACCTGATCACTCGGGTTGCCACCGAGGTAGTCGATGCCGTGGTCAATGATGTCTTGAAACGTTGTGTAAGAGATGGTCATCGACGGCTCCGGTGCATTCCGAGGAGTTGCTCAATGGTCCCTAGGACCAGCGGCGAGAGCATTGTTAGAAAGTAGATGGCCCATGCGGCAGTCAACGCCTGCCAGAGAGCCGTCTGCACGTATGGGCCAAGCATGGTTCAGTCCTGAACAAGAAGAGGATGGTCGTCAACGGCCCCGGTTCGGAGCTTGTATACCTCGTCGCGAACCGCTTCTGCATCGGCGAACGGGTTCGATTCGAGGATGTCATTGACCTCGTCCGCGATGATGTCGTCGGCGATCGGCATGTCACTGCCGGGGTCTACCTCGTGTGCTTTATGGGTAACATACCCATCAACGGTCAGGTTCTTTTCGCGTGCGATCCGGAGAACGTCGCCCCGGTCGCCCACCCACGCGGTCGGGTCGCCAGGGAAAGAGGCCAACCCGGAGCAGTACCATTTGCCGGAGGTGGAGACTCCGGCTGCCTCAGCCTGCTGTCGTAGCCAGGCCCCGCGTGGATCGCATTCGCCGGTGGATTGCCCGCTGAACTTGCCCTCGTTGAAGATGGCATCGGTCTTTATCCCTGGGAACGAGCGGAGCGCGAGCATCTCGGCCATGTTGTGCGACTCGCCAGCCTTCCGCATTCGCCAGTAGGCTACCTGCTGGTCGAAGTTGTCGCTGATCTTGTTCCTGTGGGAATCTAAAGAGACGAATACGATCCTTTCCCAGTCTTGGAACGGTTTGATCGGGAAGCTCGCGACTTTATATGCGGCGTGTGAGAACGCCTCGTCGTGCGTCTTTCCTGCAAGCCGAGCGCCTGCGTAGTGGCTTTGGCCGCGAGCGTTTTCCGTGATGACCGGGAATTCGATTAGCTCAAGCGGCACGTCGTCGTTGACGAAGCGGGCACCGTCTCGATCAAGGCGTCCATCGGGCAGGATCACGGCGATTTGCGGAGTCATCAGTGGTGTCCTATGGATTGTTCAGACTGACAAATTGGAAATCACACGGCCTGTTGTTGATCGCCAGACCCACCCTCTTCGCCGGGAGCCGCGTGAGGAGCCGGCGGCGGCAACGGCTGGGAGAGTTGGTAACGAGCGGGATCGAGGTCGAGGCTCTTGGCGAAATCGCTCAAGAGGTTGTTGAGCGGGGACATGTCCATCGTTTGCTGGCTGTATGTCTGGAGAAGCGGAGCCAGACTGGTGAACGCGGTGTTCATCGTCTGGATTTCAAGCTCCTTGTTCGGCCGTTGCGTGCTGCCGGCCTCGATGCGATATTCAAGCTGGCGTGATGCCTTGTTGATGTCGCGGGTCGACACGAACTGGCCCCAAGCCCATGCCGCCATGCCGCCGAGAACCGGCTGGACGTCCTGGGGGATCAGGTGGTAGCGGGCGCACATCGCCTCCTTGAGAGCCACCCGAGCCATCCACGCGACGACACACTTACGCATGTCATCAGGGCGCACATTCATGTTGGCGTTGCGAAGCTGGGCTTCTTGGGCACTACGGATCTGCGTAGCACCCTGTTGGCCGTACATAAGTTCGGTGAGGCCGACCCTCTTGTCGAAGTTCGACTCGACAGCCTCGATCATCTTCCAGATATCGCCGTTGACCTCGGGATGCTGGAGGAACTGAACGAGTTCGGCGATTGATCCGTGGCCCGAATCAAGCTCCAGGAACGTAAGATCCTTGCCTTCGAGAATGTTCGTCTTGATCTCCTCGCCGGCCGACTTCATGATCGCGATGAAATCACGCGTCGTGTTACGGACCTTGCCCATTAAGAACGACATGCACCAGTTGAGGAACTTAAGTTCACCCATGCCGGCCTTGAGATGCGGCATCGGCCAAGTGCTGTTGGGAATCTTGTGGAAGTCCAGCTCGGTGACTGGCCACTCGTCGGCCCCCCAGAACGGGGTAGGCCAGGCGACCTTAGCGAAGACGGCGTTGGGGTCCGAGGCGAACGCTGGATCGTTGGTAGAATCAGGGCTGAGGTTAAGCGGATACGGGATACCATCGGCGACCACCAGATAGACGTAATCGCCGAACATCTCCAGGGGCTCACGGAGAGACTTCGTAAGACCTTGAAGTCGTCCGCCGATGCCCATCTTGGAGTAGATTTTGTAGTAGACGAGAAGGTCGTTTGTGAACCCGCGTTTGCGGTCGTACTCCTGGTCTTCGTCAGTCGCGATGTCCGCCTGTTTGGCTTGGCTCTCCATGTTGCCTTTGATTGAGCCGGGACGAAGTCCGCAGTCTCGCTCAACCTGCCAGACCGGGTGGATACACTTGCGAGCGATCCACGTCGCATCCTTGAATCCTTGGGCATCGGGGTCGCAAAACAGGTGATCGACGCTATCGAAGCTGGACTTCGGCACCTTCATGTCGGTGCCTGGCGGCGAGTAAAGCTCGGTCCAGAGACAGCCTCGCCCCTTAATCAGAGCCTCGTCGATAGCTTGTCGCGACTCTTGTTCAAGCTGAAACTCGGCCGGAGTCCAGTTGAGGTAGGACTCGATCAAGACGGAGGTGAGCCCCTCGGTTTGGACGCGAAGGTTCTCCTCCTGCAAGATTGACTGGTAGAGCAACACATTCCCGCCAAAGAACTGCGGCGGTACGATAACCGGCATGCGCGGCTTGACGGTCCTGACAGGGTTCTCGTAGTAGAGGGCGGGGCCGAAGATTGTGACGAACTCGAAAGTCTTGTTCACGGAGACTTGAAAGGTTGTGTCGATCATGTCGTCGCGGCGATTCAGCCCCGACACACCCCCCATCACGTCCTCCCACGATCGAGGGCCGTTAAAAAAAGACATACACTCGTTGGCCGCGTCCTGGAACACCTTGCGCTTGTGATCCCTGGCGTGGATGATTTTCGTCATCCAGTGGTTCACGATCGTTCGCAGGACGGGGTCGATCTCGTCCTCTTGGTAACGGCCATCCATCGGAGGTGCCCTCGATCAGCGGAGGTAAGAGGCGAGGATCACGGAAGCTTCCTGGGCAAGCGGCTGAACGTTGCCGTCCAGTCCAGGGATCTTGCTCGCGGCGAGCGCGCGGATCAGCTTGGTTTCGTCGGTGTAATCCCAGACTCCGGAATCAGCGTTGATGCCGTGCTGTTTATTCCAGGGGTCGCCAACGTGACGGACGCCGTCTTTAGGGACGCCGACACGCGACTCGGGCGGGAAGAGCATCACGCTGATTGCGTGTCGCCCAACCTGGGTGACGATGGCCGGATACGCATCGCCACCGGGTGCGTTCCGCCACAACACGACGGCGGGAGGCCGGGGCGAGACGTACTTCGGAGGCTCGGCTGCGACTCCAGGTGCCGGCTTGGCAGTCTTCTCGGAAGGCATGTGAATGGTCCTTTGGATTCAGACAGAAGGCAAAGCTTGGCGTAGCCACGCCCTGTTCAGGCCGGGTCAATTTCAAGTTATTAGCCGATTTTCACGGCACCCGCCTGTAAGCCTTTTTATGGAAAAGCGAGGTCAGGACTTCGACTTCTCTGCCACCACCGCGCCAAGGCTGTCCGTGGGCGGCGTGACCGAGATCACGCCGCGACAATAGGGACAAGCCACCGTGAACGGTCGAGCCGGGACGCGACGCGGGCACGAGTTTCCGGGGCACGACGAGGCAGGGGAGGGGGCCGGCGTGAACGGGGGAGCGGGCGGCTGGACCGGAGGATGTGTCTGCTTCGGATACAGAGCCAAAACCGCAACTAAGGCCAGTAGGCCGAAAACCACGAGAAGCACGCGGTCAATTTGCTTGGGTTCCACGGCTGAGACTCCGCTGGGCTAGGATATAGAGACGTTAGGCGTCTCGTATATCTACCCAACTTTGTAGGAGCCGCCGCCGTAGAGCTTTTGGTCCCGGTGTTTCGCCCTGAGCTTTTTTTGCTCCAAGTAGAGTGTCGTGTACCCCTTGGTCGCTTTACGTTGCCGGGGTTTGACGTACTTGAGGTTCGCCATGAAGGCGTATCTCAGGCAGTCGCAGGCGTGGTCGTTCAGCTTGATCGGCTCGTCAGTGACGACGCCGCTCGGGAGCTTCTTGTAGGAGTACCGCTCCATCTCCCAGAGAAGCTTGTGGCACTTGTCGCGGAAGACCAGCAGTTCAGACTTGCCATCGATAATGTGGAGCGCGTTCTGGACGGCCTGAATCCCGCCTTTAACATCATCTGAGGCCCACTGGAACGATGTGCCACCGCGCTCGAACTTGAAGCCCTCTTCCTTTAAAGCTTTAGTGTACTGATTCTCGGCGGATTCGCCCGAGCCGATGTCTGTGATCCGTCCGCCGCGATGGTCGATGATCCCGATTTCGATTGGCCTGCCGTTGACGCGTTTCACGAACTCCTTGGCGAAAATTTTTGCATTGCACTTCTGGATATACAGCATGTCATAAACGATTTTTTGCCCGGCGAATTGGGAGTTTCGCGGCGGGATTGCGAAGAACAGCACGGCACAGACCTGGCGTCCAGGGTCGACGATCGCATAGCTCGTCCAATCTTCGGGGACCGGGAACGAGTCGATTCCGTGGACGCCCTTTGGAGTGAAGTCGCCATAGACGCGGGTTCCGTACAAGGCGAAATCACCCTCGATACGCACCTTGTATTCAGCCTCGTTGTTTGCGTACTTCTTCTTTAGGGCATCCTTCGCGTGCTCGGCGATAAACGGGTTAGTGTCAATCCCGAACAGAAACACGTCGATTGTGAGAGGTTCCGGTGTCTCGCCCCGCTCCAGTGACGCTTCACGCCCCTCCCGCTCCTCAATCGCGCGAGAGTAAAGCTCAAAGAGTTGAGCGGTGCCTGATTGCGGGGTAGCTGACCAAATGAATTTGCCCGATTTCACCTTGCCAGTGGTCGAGTTCTTTTCGCGGCGGTCTGCGAGACGGGCGGACATTTCGGCGTACCAGCCATCCCGCTCCAACTCCTCGTCGAACGCAACGCCGTCGACATCGACACCCTGCGGCCACTCAGAACCGGACGAGTAAAACCAAAGCTCCCAGCCATTCTTGAGCCTGACCGTCTTAGGAATAAGGTCTTTTTTGTTCTCCCAACTGGTTGCCTCCACGAACCTGGGAGGAATCAGAGGGGGAGCCTTCCGCGCATCCTCGATCCGATCCGAGTCGGTCTCGGGGTTGAACGTTCGCCACTTCCCGGTTGCAAGATCCTTGATAACCTTGAACGCACCTGGAAGGAAAAGCTTCCGGTAAAAGACTTTAGCGCATTTCGACAGATCGATTGCCACTAATATGAAAACGCCGTCTCGCTTCGGATACTTATCATAAGGGTCTTGCCCGGTCACAGCCCTGGCGATCTCGACCATCGTCGTTGTCGTTTTACCGCCACGGTTGCCGCCGATCGCCAGCCGCTCGTCGCAGTCCGACGCGAAGAACCGTTCCTGCTCAGGGAGCGGATTGAACAGCTTGAGCGCCTCTCTGGAGCGTGCCGCGATCTCATAGAGGACGCCCTTGAATTCTTCGTTCTCCAGGACGCTAAGCCGAGTCGGATCGATCTCAGCCTTGGGTGCCTCAGCGATCGGCGGGAGAGTACGCTCGTAGGCTTCTGGGTCCGTGAGACGGAGGATGTCTTCAGGGGTCAACGGCGATGGAAGTGGCGGCACGGAGCCGACCGTTGTCCTGCGGCCCCTTCCTCGCTTTGGGCTGTCAGGCGGCGGGGGGAGCGGTGCCATTGCTGCCTCCCGATAGTTGGCCATTGCTGCCGGCCGAGAGTCGGTCGACGTATGTCATAGCCAGCGAATCGAGTTCGGCATCGTCCATGTCGGAAGGCTTAATGTTCTTGCCGATCTCGTGCGTCGTGTTGGTTAACACGAGCCGCTGGATCATTTCGAGGATACGCTGGCGAGTCATGCCGCCGACCTGCGCCTTCTGGAACTCGTTGTGCAAGTCCAGGGCAAGCTGTCGGGTTCCACCCCAAACCTCAATGAGATCCGTCAACAGAGCTTCCGAGTCCGCCGAGGCTTTACGCTCCCCGAGCGCCCTCGCAAGACCCTTCGGCATCTCAGCTCTCTGTTTGGACGTAGGTTTCTTGGCCATGACTCACCTCCTGCTATGATCATAGCCAAGACAATTCGCATACCGGCGGACGTGTCAGGGTTGGGATGCGTCATGTCGCGAGTTCATGTCGCGATGATGCTCGCGTTCCCGAGCGATTCTCTCCTGCTTGATCCGGAATCCCTTTGCTGTCCATTGGTTAGATTGCGTCTGACCGCGGTCGATTTCTTGCTTCTGTTCGCGAATCAATTGACGCAACTCTTTGCTTCGCATCATGATACGTCCTTTCTCGTCCGGTCATGTCTTAAATCGTCCGGTCTTTTCCGGTTTCCCGTCTCACACACCATCGCTTCGCTCGGGTCCGCTTCGCTCCCTCCCATCCGGTCGGGCAGTTCGGAAGGTGATGGCGTAGTGGTCCCATCCCCCCCTATATAGTCCCCTTCCCGTCGCATCAGCCACTACTGATTTATACGGGGACCGTGTGGCGTTGGCCGAAGCACGTTGCCACCGAGGCCGGTTGATTTGCGAGCCGCTCTGCACCGGAGACCGTTGCGTTTTAGAGGGGCTTGGGTGGGCGCTGCCGGTTAAGGCTCTCGGACACCAGGAGCCGTGTCCCCCCACCTTATGCGGGACGCGGCTTACACTGTTATAGATATACAAAAGCTTTAATTTATCGCAATGCACTTTCTCTTAAATTCGGAAAATTCCTATTTGTCAGACTGACAAATGGCCCGTCGCGTTGCGTTGGCGCAACGTTTCACGAATTTCCCAAAACTCATGGGCCGCTTTTTCCGCTTCAACTCGATTACCCATAGATGTGCGACGAGAGAAAGGTTGGGTAACTCTGAGAGTGAACATGCCCAACTTATTTCAACCTTAAGGCGAACACGAATGCCAGTCGAACTAGCACCACATCAGCTTGCTTTCTGGCGGGAACTGCTCGCTCCATTTGACGAAAGCCAGCTCAGCTTCACCAGTCGTGGCGGCAAGAAGCTTACCTACGTCGACAAGCGTGCGATCACGAATCGACTCGACTCCGTGGTCGGCCCTCACGGTTGGTATCCCGAGTACGAAGCGACGGCTCGCGGCTACAAGTGCCGTCTCTACATCTCGGTGCCAATGGCGACACCGGGAACCTCGGTCTTCATGCACAAGGAAGATGGCGCCGGTTTTGAGGAGATGGGTTCCACGAACAAGCAGACCGGCGAGTTCGAGTACGACGTCGACAACGACGAAAAGTCCGGCTACACCAACGCCTTGCGTCGCGCCGCCCAAGACGCCTGGGGCATCGGCCGCTACTTATACGGCAAGGGAATCCCAAGCTTCCTCGATCCCAAAGCCAAATCTCTCCAGCCGCTCGTCGCTCCTAGCGCCGCAGCCGCCGCTCTAGCCGCAGACAAAGCCCGCAACGCCGATTCTGACGCTCACGGCCGGGCACACGAAACGATGTCTGAGCATGGCCGCACTTCGGCAGCCGCACCTCCGCAGACGCAGACGCCTCCGCAACGGCAGTTCGACAACTTCAGGATCCCGCGTCCCGGCAAGTCGGTTTTTGCGTGGTCGAAGGAGATGGAAAAAACCTTCGAGACCAGCGTCACCAGCGGCATGATCCGCGAGGGCGAAGAACGCGGATGGGGTTCGCAGATGGCCACCTGGAGCGAGCAGCAGGTGACAGAGATCGCGATGGGCGCGATCCGATTCATCACTACGCTCCCGACCTACAAGGGCCAGTTCGATCAGCTTCTCGCCAATACGGAGCCAGCGAAACCCGCTGTTGCCCCAGCGGCATCCGGCGTCAATCTCGCCGACATGCGGAAGGGCCTGCTGACCAAGATGCAGCAGCTCTACCTCAAACAGACCGGGCAGCCCGCCGACAACGTGGGGCTCAAAAAGGTCTTTGAGGCGATTGCGTCCACGGCCGCGAACGCGGATGGCCACACGGGCGAGATCCCCGAGAGCTTGTCCAAGCTGACCGACGTGACGTGGCTCACGAACATGATCAAGCTTGTCGATCAGCATCTCGCCGCTCCGGCCAGCGCCTCGGCCCCGGTCGAGACCATCGATGAGGAAGACATCCCTTTCTGATGCTCCGGGGGCCGGCTGCGGCGTCTTGGCGTCCGCAGCCCGTCGATCGCCCGGACATCGCAGAGCTTGAGCTTCTTTTCCCTGGTCTGAAGTGCGTTTACGTGGAGAAGAAATTGTGGTGAACGCCGACTTTGCTCACACGAAAGCCTGCGTGAACCACTACCGGAAAGTGGGGCTTTGCCCACTCCCATCACGTATGGATATCAAAGGCCCGATGCTCGAAACCTACGCCGAACACTACGACGCAAAGCCGGTACCGGAGGAGATTTACAGCGATTGGGCAACCACGAATGTCCAGATTATCACGGGAACACAAAGCCCTTCCCCCACGAAGATCCTCGTCGTCGACCTCGACGGACCCGAGGCTCTCGAAGCATGGCAGAAGATCACCTGGCAGAAAAACCACAAGGATGACCCCACCTGGCACTCAGTCACCGGAAGCGGTGGGCATCACATCTACTTCTTACTTCCGGATGGTTTGACGGAGTGCCCGAGCGGCATTGTCTGGGGCCTGTACGACACCTGGGGAAAGACCGGCAAAGGCCAGTGGGTCAAGCATAAAGAGATTCGGATTCTCGGCGATCGCGCACTCGTCGTTGCCCCGCCATCGAAGCACGTCGAGACGGGGAAGCGGTATGAATTCATGATGCCGCATACGCCGAAAATCAACCGCCTGCCTGCTATTGCTCCCGACTGGCTGCTGAGTATGCCGAGGCTTTCGACGCCGAGATTCACTGAACCGCCGGCTCCGCGCAAACCCGTCGCCTACACGCGGCAGTCTGACCGCTACTACACAAGAGAGGAAGTTTTAGATGCAGTCGCAGACCAGAAGTTCGACATCGCGTGCCGGGAATGGGGACTGGTTTCGGCGTGCTCTGGACCTAATCCCGCTGGCTGGTGCTCTTGTTTTGTGCCTGGCCGGGAAGACGCAAGATATGCCAAACCGTCCGGTTCCTTTCATTTCCGCGACGGAACCTTTCAGGATCTCAAGGACAAAACGGCGATCTCGATGTTCGACCTAGCGGTCGTGCTTGGAGTGTTCGCGACCTGGCAAGAGGCTCGCGACTCACTTGGAGACCGCTTTATCGGTAAGCGTGTCGCGGAACCAAAGTACAAGTTCGCGTACTGATTTTTTCTGTGATCTAGGCTCGCACGAGCCTTCAATACCCATGAGAGACTTCAACGATGGATGCGCAGATTATCGAATGCCGACTGATCGACGTCCCTAAGGCCAAGCCCGAGGATCGCACGTTCTCGAAAGAGTTCGCGATCAAGCTCGCCGACTCCATCAAGATCGATGGTCAGCTTCAGCCGATCGTCGTCCGACCGAACCCGAATTCCCCAGGACGTTACATCCTGATCGCGGGTCGGCACCGCTTATATGCGAAGAAAAACGCTCTTAAAGAGCAGTTCATCAACGCGACCATCATCGCGGACATGGACGAGACCGAGGCTGACATGGCCTCGATCACCGAGAACCTCTGGCGGAATCCGCTCTCCAAGGCGCAGCACGCTCTCGCGATCAAGAAATGGCACGACCATTGGGTCATCAAGATGACCCCGGCCGAGAAGACGGCTCAGCCGATCGTCGCGGCGACCGAAAAAGAGTCGGCTGACCCGATTCTTCAGTCTGACAAATCCTCTATCGATCCGACCACCGTGGCGGACGAGACGGAGAAGGTTGTCCGGTCTGCGGATTCGGCGGACAGCGAAACCAAGTTCGACGAGACGGTCGCGGCGGCTACCGGCCAGTCGGTTTCCGGGGTCCAGCGTGCGAAGCGGATCGCCAACGCTTTCACTGAGGATCAGCTTCAAGTGTTCACCCAAATGGAGGTGAACCAGACCGACATGCTTCGGGTCGCCAAGATCAAGGACGAGGCCCATCGCGGCGAGGTTGTGAACCTGATCGCCACCGGAATGACCGTGGATGAGGCGATCAAAGAGGTCGTCAAAGACAAGGCCCCGGCCCGTGATAACGGCACCTCGAAGGCCGAGAAGGAAGCCAAGGAAGCGGCTAAGGTCGAGAAGGAACCCGAGATGACGGATGGCGAGTGGCTCGCGAAGTATTGCGGCGAGAAGGCCGCGATGCTCAAGAGTCCCGCCAAATACTACGCCGACGCACTCCTCTTCCGTGTGGTCTGCGATGCCCGTCACGCCTTCCGCTGTAAGTCCAAGAAGTCGATCGCGACCACCAAGAAGGGCAGCGTCACCGGGGCATTCTGGAACCTCGTCAACCGCTTCGTCTCGGTTTCCCACCCTAAGGACTGGCTAATCTGCCCCGAGTGCAAAGGGCAGGGAGACCACCCGAGCGTTCCGCCGAGTGCCGCCGTGAAGTGCCCCAAGTGCTTCGGCGGGGGCTACCTCCTCAAGACGGAGGAGTACCTATGAAACCCCAGGATAACAAGACCCCCGACGCCAATCCTGGCGTCGGGGGCAAGGGGTCGAATAAGCGGAAGCCGCCCCGAAGAACTGTCCGAGAATGGCGAGGGCCATCTCAAGAGCGGTGCGACCGGCGATGGAATGGCGAGCCGATGAGAGGTTACACGGGGAGTTCCAGTAACGATGAGTAGCGGACATGGAATTAGCTACCGCGACTACCAGCGAGAGGCCAGGGACGCAGCGTTCGGCGAATTCGACGCCGGACGCAAGTCCACTCTGATCGTGATGCCGACTGGCAGCGGCAAGACCGTTTTGGCTGGAATGTGCTTTGAGCAGGCAATCGAACATAGCCGTAAGTGCCTGTTCTTGGCTCACCGCGAGGTCTTGATCACGCAGGCTTACAAGACCTTCGACCGATTCGGCTTCGATGTCGCGATCGAGATGGCCGCGAACGACGCCCACGAGCACACCGCCCACTTCGGCCAACCCGATGTCGTCGTGGGGTCGATTCAAAGTCTCCAAGCTGATCGCCTCATGCGGTGGAGTCCTAGTTCCTTTAACCTCATTATTGTCGACGAATGCCACCGCGCGTTGACTGACTCATACACTCGGATCTTCAACTGGTTCGATGGATACGACCTACTCGGGATCACGGCGACCCCTCGGCGCGGCGACGAGCGGAATCTGGGGGCGAGATTCGAGACCAAGGCATACGAGTACACGCTAAGGCGTGCGATCAGGGAACAATGGCTGGTCCCTATCCGTACCCGCGAATGCCCGGTTGCGATCGACCTAAAGGGGATTACGTTCGCCGGCTCCGACTTCTCGATCGGCGAGCTTGAGGAACGGATTGGGCCGAAGATCGAGCAGCTTGCCCGAGGGTTTATCAAAGAAGCAGGTCGCCGCCCCTCTGTCGTCTTTACGCCGGATGTCGGCTCCGCGATGGCTTTCGCCCAAGTGTGCAGCGAACTAGGTGTCCCGGCACGCTACGTCGCCGGGACTAGCGGCAACTTTGGTATGGGGAAAACCGAGAAGAACGCGAACCTCGAAGTGTTCAATGCCGGCGAATTCCAAATCATCGTCTGCTGCGAACTTCTGATCGAGGGTTGGGATTGTCCGAGAGTTGAAGCGGTGGGAATCCTTCGCCCCACCCTCCAGCAATACCGTTACGCCCAAATGGCCGGACGCGGCACAAGGCCATCACCAGACACCGGCAAGACCGACCTCCTCATTATCGACTTCGACTGGCAGACGGACAAGGAATGCAAGGATCTCTGTAGCACTGTTGACTTGTTTAATGATGGCTCGGTCGACGAGGAAGTCTTTGTTGAAGCCCGCAAGCTCATGTCGGAGCGATCCATTGAGGACGACACCGACCCGATGGAAGTGCTTGAAGAGGCTGAGAAGATCGTGCGGACACGGAAGATTTACCGGGTCCACCTCACCGGGAAAGAGGCGCAGTACGCCGCGATCGAGTATGACCCGGTCGGCGTCTCGAAGCTTCTCGACGTCAAGCTGAACCGGAAGTACGACCTCGACAAGCGAGGCACCAATCCAGCATCGTCCGCCCAACTCGGCCTGCTTCGTAGCAAAGGAGTCACGGTTCCGGAGGGGTTGAGCAAGTGGGGCGCATCGAAGCTGATCAGCAAGATCATGAAGCGTGAGGAGGCTGGGGCCTCAACGCACAATCAAATCAAAGCTCTGGCGTCCGCTGGAGTTGATATCGACCTCGCTCGTGCTATGTCGCGAGACCAAGCGAAGGCTGCGATTACCGACCTCGATTCGATCAAGCCTAAATCCCAAGGGAAGCTTTTCGTATGAAAATCCACAAGTGCTCTGATGCCGTGATTCAGGTCGTGACTCGCCAGTTTTTCGGTTGTGACATCACAGCCGTACAGACTTCAGATGGACGGATTTGGGTCAGCCTACGGAGTGTGTGCGAGGCCCTCGGAATCGCGACACAGAACCAGATTACTAAACTTCGCAGCTCGGACTACGACTGGGCTCGCGCAATGATGATCATAGCGCACGACGCAAGTGGTCGCCAGCAAGAACTTGCGATGATCGACCTTGAGTCACTGCCGATGTGGCTCGTGACGATCAAGCCGTCAAAGGTCGCTATCGATGCCCGCGAGAAGCTGAAAGTTTTCAAGAAGGAAGCCAAGGCGGTCCTTGCGGCTTGGTTCACGGGCAACACAAAGCCTCTGTTTGAAATTGTTTCGACAGACAAGCATGCCGAGGAACGCCTTGGTCGCATGCAGGAATCCGTCGAGGAGCTTCAAGCTCAAGTCAGGCTTCTCGGGCACGAGGTTAAAGCTGTTGGGCTCAGAAACGACTCGATCGAGAAGCGTCTGACGTCCACGCTCTTTCCATCAGACAAATCCAGCGAATACATGACAATTAAGGAGTACCACGACGAGTACCCCTTCAGAGATATGGCTGGACGGCCTTTCCAGGAATTCATGATTCCGGCTATTGCGAGGAGTGTTTCAGCGTTCTCTCGACATATTAATGTTCCTGTCAGGAAACGCGAGGACGACGGGAGGACAATCAACACGTACTCGTTCGGCGTAATTCACGGTTGGAGACTCGAGCAAGACAAGCTGAACAACGAGTTGTTCCAGTCCTACAAGAAAAAGAGAACTAAACAATATTCCTGAGAAATACGGAACTGATTATCGGTCGATGGCAAAAAGGTTGGGTACATATCAGGTAACAGCGGTTCGAGATAACTGCAACTTTACTTTAGCATGCGAGCCAGCCATGAACCTCGATCAGTACCCAGCGACCATCACCAAGAAAGAACAGTACACGGCCGGTGACGTGGCCATCCTCTTCGGTGTCAGCCACCGCACCGCCTGCAAGATGATCGACCGGGGCGACCTATCCGGTTTCACCATCCCTGGCTCGAAAGAGCGCCGTGTTCTCCACGCCGAGATCGTGAAGTACGTGTCTGCGAACCCGCAGTACACCCACATCCTCGCCAAGATCGTGACCCCGGAGCCGAAATGATCGCGAAGCCGACCCACCAAGACGACCTCGCCCGAATGCTCCGCATCCTGTCTGACGCCCCAACCGAGGGCATGAGTATCGAGGAAATCCAGGATCTCACGGCAACAACCGACGATCCCTGGAGCCAACGAACCATCAACAGCCTTTTGTGTGACCTGGGACGGCAGGTCAGCAACGAAAAGGTCCGGTCCAAGAGCGGAAAAGCCACCAAGTATTCCATCCGGAGAGCTTCCTGATGCACGTCGATGATCACGAGATTCACCGCTTTGAAGACGACGGCGCGCCGGTCCCAACGGTTCGGATTGGGATCGCTCCGAACACGCAGCCGGACCCTGCTCCCAAGTTCACCGTCGCTTATGACGGTAAGCCGGCCATCGATCCGAGGGCCGCGAGCACGCTCAAGCTGGTCGGCCTGGCCGAGGATGAGGTTGAGGCTGAGCATTCCGGAGGAAGGACTCCAGGCGGCATTGTCCTGAAGGATGTGCGTCCGGCGAGACTGAGGCACGAGCGGCAGGATCGCGTCCAGATTCCGGCGGACGACAATGGTCCGGCTCGATCGGTCCGTATCGGCGGTGGACATGGCCCGGTGTCAGGCCCCTCGATGTTGGTTGGAGCCAGCGGTCAGCCCATCTCGGCGGCTCCAGAGCCCGTCGAACTGATCAACACGGCCGGCGAGACCCTGAACGCTTTGGCTTGGCCAGACTACCTGGCCTGGCGGAAGACGAAGTGTCGGCCCTTCGACTACGAAAGAGGCCCGAGGTTGGCCACCGTCGTCGATAACGAGAATCTAACCGAGGACGAGCGGTACCAGAAGCAGCACGGTGGCCGGATGCGCGGCCAAGAGGAGATCGACCAGGCGATCACCGAATTCATCGGGGAAGTGGCGGAACTCGGCGAACTCTTCATCCAGCACGGCCCTACCACCTTCTTCGGCGATGCCCGCACCAAGCTGATCGACGAGTGCGGCGACATCCTGTTCTGCGGTGCCTGGGCGCTCGACGCCTGGGGACTGAACCCGCTGTCCGAGATCACTGAAGACCTGGAGTTGATCCGCGTCACTGATGGTGACGAGCTTGCCGCGCTGGCGAACATCCTCGCGAGCAACGACCCTCAGGTCGTGCTTGGCAACCCCCGGATCACGTCCTATCTCGGCGGGCTGATCTTCAACACTCTGCTCTCTGCTCAGACCAATGCCGGCCTTCTGGCAAACGCCTACAAGAAGCTTCGGTATCAGCGCCGCGAGCAGCCCGTCGAGAAGCAGGTTGAGCGGATCATCAGCGTGCTCTTCGCGGTGAACAAGATCCTCATCGTCGCCAACTCCAGCGTGGAGGAGGCCATCAAGACCAACATGCGGAAGCTGGACGCCCGCTATCCCAACGGCTATCAGCCAGGGCAGGGCGGGGGAATCCGAACCGGCGAAGGAGCCTGATTCGTGATATATGTTGTGTTTCTTGCCGGAGAAAACGAAGGCGATACGGTCACGGTTAACGGGGATGTGTTCGCCTCTGTGAATCAGAACGGCGACCTTCTGTTTCTCACCAAGCCGCGTGATATTGAAAGCGGTCACGTCATGGCGGCGTTTAGCGTTGGGTCGTGGACTCGGTTCGTTACCGGAAATATCACCACTGAGTCTTCAGGAGCTTGAGCCGTGGAAACGAACAGTCGGACAGCCGTTCTTGAATCACTCCAGCAACTTCGGTTGATGGAGTTCGATTGGGACGGCGTCCAAGGACTCCCGCTCCGGGGCGACGTCGCCGACAACGTGTCTGACGTTTATGAGGGCGGGGTCGACTTGCTTCTCGAAGACCTGGCCGAGCACCTGCCGATGCCGGTCGTGTCGCTGAACCCTAACGGAACCATCGAGGTGCTTTACAAAGACCCGGATTCCAACCGGGAACTTGTTATCACCTTCCAGGCTGAAGGCGTCCTCACTTATGTCAAGCTGTTTGACGACGGCCAGACGATGGTTGAAGGCGTCATTAGGGTCAACCTCTTAAGCGGCCCCTACGAAGTCGACTTGAGTGAGCTTAAGGATCTCTTCGACTGGCTTGCATCGGAGTAATGCAATGTTTAGCGTTGTCGCGGAACTGCCCAAGCCTGGACAGGAAGACAAAATCAAGGAAGCAAAATCGTCCAAAGATTGGTCTGGAGTCGAGTACGAGGAGTTCATCAGTAAGCACAAGATCGCAACTCTTTATGAGGCAGAGGATCTTGCTGAGGCTCTAACCAATGCAATCGTCGCATCTAACGTGCGCGTTCTGATTCTTGATGACAACAAAACAAGGTGAGCCGCGATGGCAAAGCCCACGAAGACCTGGAAAGCCATTGAGCGGAGGGTTGCGGCCCGATTCGGAAGCCTCCGGCAGCGGCTTTCCGGGTCTTCAGGGCGGGCCGACGAGACAGCTTCGGACACGAAACATCCGAAGCTGTTCATCGAGATCAAATACCGCGAAAAACACGCGATTTTCACCCTGTACGACGCAACAGTGAAGCTCGCCAAGGCCGAAGGGAAGATTCCCTTGGTCTGCATCGCCGAAAAGGGCAAAAAGGGCTTCCTTTTGTGCCTTCATGTCGACGACCTCGCCACTATCAACGCCGAACTGGTCAAGTCGGACACGGAAATTGACGCAACCGAGGGCTTTTATGAGCAAGAGTGAGCGGCTTCGCGATCGACGGCCCCTCTTCTACGCCTACGGGGCCGAACATGAGTTTCTGAGCACCGAAAAGGCGGCTTCGGCGACCCCCGAGGAGCGGATCCGGTCGATCTGGCCTTTCCTCGTCCGCAAGGTCAACGAATTCGCCAAGACCCTGAAGCCTCGTGAGCTAGTCAACTTCGACCACGAGGACATCTTGTCGGAACTCTGGGCTGCGGTCGCGAAGCGTGATCATAAGTGGACCCCAGAGCGAGGCAAGTACATCACTTTTGCCGCCGTGATCGTCGATCGCGAACTGTGTTCGATCCGCGACCGAGCCCGCACTGTCCAGTCGCCACGGAATAGCTCGTGCCGGATCAAAGAATACCAGGCTGAGGCCGAAAATGGGGCGATTTCGGCCCGTCGACTGAAGACGATGGGCGACATCATGCGGACTGGTGACGGCACGACGCAAATCGGCCCCGGAAGCCAGGGCGATGCCCCGGTCTGCGAAGAGCGGTGGGTTGATCCGGCTCAAGTCCTGATCGGCGAAGAGTCTTCCGCATCATACAGAGAGGCGATCCGCTCGGCCTTCCGAAGCCTGTCCGCGATCGAGTGCCTCGTGATGAGTCGCCTGAACGGCCTTGGCGGACGACCCAAGCAAAGCGTCTGGAAATTTGCCTGGATGAACTCGATGGACGAATCCGAGGTTCGGTCGATCCGCTCTAACGCCACTCAGAAGATCCGCCAGCATCTCACGGCGATCCGCCACCCCGTAGCCGAGTGTGCATAACCCGATTCTTCAGACTGACAATTTTGCTTTTCCACACCTTGAGGTACGACAGATGTCAGATTCAAAGAAGATCGCCGACTCGAATTTCGACACCGGGGCCGTTCGCAGCGCCGACGTGGCTCACTTGGATTTCTGCTCCGCGCCGCTCATGGGGCTTATGGGAATGCTCCGAGTGGCCGGGGGCGGCGGAACGAAGTACGGCCGGCTCAATTACATGCTCGGAATGCCGCAACACGAAACGCTTAATCATGTCGCGTTCCACTTGATGCGTTATATCCTCGGCGACCGGACTGAACCTCATCTTGAGAAGGTCGCCTGGGGTGCGCTCGTTGCCGCACAGAACGCTGTGCTCAAGCCGGAACTTTGTGAGCCGCACATGCTTGGGCCGGGAGCCACGATGACTCCAGCCGTGATCGCCGAACTGGAGCGTGGCAAACCGGAGCGGGACGCCAAACGCCAGGCTGGCGAGTTTGAACAACTGTTCAACTGGACGCTGGCGGACATGCCGGAGGTTCAGGCGATCCTCAATAACCGCGAACATCCCAAGTTCGTGGTCGTCAAGGATATGACGGATGAGGCCCGCGAGTCCTTAAGGAAGGCGATCATCGAATCAAAGCCAGACATGATCGCCACTGATTGCCAGTTTAACATCGTGGAAGGTCGCTGCGAAACGTGCAGTATTACGTCGCTCGGGGCCGCTTGCGGGTCCAAATGTAGGCTTGCCGATCCTGCTGAGTCGCTCGCTACCGCCTGGGGCACGTTCAAGATCAAGGGCCGGGGCGAGGTCGAAGTCGACAGTGAGGGGTTTATCGTCATTTCGCAGGAGACCGGCCCGGCTCACTACGTCGACCCGACTGGAAGTCATCCCCTCGATCATCAGCACCGAACGCAGTACGACCACCTGCCGGTTGATTGGCGACCCGGATCGACGAACGCGAATGTCTACGGAGTTCCGACCCGAGTCGAGCCGGACGCAGGCAAACCCACGCCAGCCAAAGACGAAATCTGGACCGTGTTCAACGACGGCGAGCGAGTCTACTTCAAGAGGAATCGCGGGCCGCGTACCGAGAGCCACATCCCCGTCGACCCCTACGGCAACAAATCCCCCGTCAACTAACCACGAACGACGACCCGGTCTTGTGACCGGGCCGTCGCAACTTCACCAAGGAATCCACTGATGTTTTTTATTAATCGCACCGAACGCCAGATCAACGATTTCAATCGCAGGAAAGCGCTCTCCGAGATAGCTGCGTCCGATGCCGAGAAGGCGGAAGCCGCCCACACCGAGTTCATTGAAGACTCTGGGAAGCCCGCAGTCTACGGTGCCGTCAACGTCGATCCTTGGGGCCAGAAGCGGATCGGCGACTGGATTCAGACGCGAACCGGCGTCAAGTTCCACCTGCTCGATCCGAGGCCGGAAGACTTCAGGATCGAGGACATCGCCCACGCTCTCGCGCACATGTGCCGCTTCAATGGGCACGTCTCTGAGTTCTACTCGGTTGCTGAGCACTCAGTCAGGGTGGCTCGGCGAGTGGCTGAGACCCACCCGGCTCAGGATCGATCGGAACATTGGTTTGGCTTAAAGAGGGTGCTTTACGGCGAATTTTGGAGCGAGGAGCTTCAATACCACGCGCTGATGCACGACACGACCGAGGCGTTCATCTGCGATCTGGCCCGGCCGTTCAAACAGCTACCCGAGTTCGCTTTCTACCGCGAGATCGAGCACAAGCTGATGGTTCACATCGCAAATGCTTTCGGGTTCCCCGATGGCTACCCGTTCCACCCGGCGATCAAGAATGCGGACGAGGTGCTATTGGGCACTGAGGCTCGCGACCTGATGGACCCCGTGGTTGACGGTTGGCACTTCCGCTACAAGCATCTCCCCGAGCGGATCAAGCCCTGGTCGCCGCGTAAGGCGAAGCGTGAATTCCTCAAGCTCTTCTACGAACTCAACCCTCTCGGCATCAAGAAGCCGAGCCGATGGGCCTCACTTAAGGAGCGGCTATGCAGCGCTTTCCGATTCCCAAGACTGTGCGTCTTTCTGGCCGCAGAGTGAGGCTTGTCGTTGAGAAGTCGGCCGTGCTGAACCGGGACACGATGGGGCTGCACTCACCCTGGAACGGCACGATCACTCTCGACTCGGCTCTCGCTCCCGACCAACAGAAAGCGACCGCAGTCCACGAGATCCTCCATGACCTGGACACGCTGGTCGGGACCGGGCTTTCAGAGAAGGATGTCACCGCATTGGCTTCAGTTCTGTTTGCGGCGATCCGCGACAACCCGGCCCTGATGAAGTGGTTGATGGGTTAGATGATTTGCACATAACTTGATCCCCCTGATGGAGTAGGGGGCTGCTTTATTGGGTAAATCTAGGCGGGAGACAACGATGAGCCAAGACCTAATGAACGCAATGTGGGGCTCGCTCCCACAACTGATGCAGACCGAGGGCTTTGCGGCCGAGTTTGGCAGGCTAGCCTCTCTGGTTAACGCGGCCATCAGTCTCGCATACCGCCGTGGACTGCTCGACGGGTTCATCATGGGGTTCATCGTGACCGTCCTGCTTATGCCGTCCCCTAAGGCCCGCGTGGTTGTGATTAAAGGAGAGTCTGATGCCACACCTCAGTAAACGGACTTTCCTGAGAAGCATCGCCGCGATCACGATGGGCAGTCCAGCGTTCGGCCAGATTCTCAAGCCGGCCCCCAAGCGAATCATCGACGGCCGGATCATCTATGGTGACTTTGTTTATGGGGCTGATGGTGCCGTTGTTGACGGCCCGATCCACAACGGGGTTGAGATCCAGATCGACCTGCCGGTTCCTCAGCACATCAAGAACTTTGGTGCGCCGGCCGATGGCCTTGGGCTGTGCGTCTTCGCCTCGATGTCGATGGCTGCTCGCTGGCACCATGTCCGCGAACTTCAGAATGTCATCCACAAAATCCAAGAGGGCGGTGGCTACCCGGAGAAGGTCGACCGGGTCTTCAAGCAGTTCGCCCCCAAGCTGGATTATGTCCAGTATGAGGGAACCGACCCGTCGATTCTCGACAAAGCCCTCTCTGAAGGCCGCATGCCGGGCGTGACGTTAGGGTACGGCGAACGATACCAGATGCAGACCATTCACCATATGGTCGACCTTGTGCATCTGGACGCCAATTGGGCCGCAGTTCTCGACAACAACTTCCCCGGCACCTACGAGTGGATGTCGCGGAAAGAGTTCCTTAAGCGATGGATTCACCCGAGCGGAAAGGGATGGGCATACGTCATGCTCGTGCCTGGTCCGCCGCCGATCCCCCACAACTGAAACGGGAGGCCAGACCGATGTACGCTGTGATTCTGTTTCTCTCGACCTTGGGCCAGTGCGGACCACAAGGTTGCCCGATTCCTTCTTCTGGGTATGGGCCGATCTTCTCGCCGCTGCCGAGCATGCCGATGCCGCAGGTGATTCCGTCTAACGACCTGGCCCGGCCTCACCGCGTCATCAGGACGATCAACGTCACGGACAACGGGCTCAAGTTTGACGTGCGTGGTTACTGGAATGAACGCGGCACGGTCACGTGGGATACGAAGGACGAGTTTAACCGCCGATCCTACGCAGCAGCAGTCGCCGCCTCAAAAGCAGCCAAAACCAATCCTGTTGTCGTCCGCCCGAGAACGCCAGCCGTGGACCCAAGGTTGAGCGGTGCCATCACGGACCCGTTCCCTGGTGGAGTTGTCGCCGAGAAGCTTCACCGGCAAACCAAGTACACCACACCAACCGAGGAAGCTAAGCGATTTGTCGCGGAAGCGGTTGCCGACGAGAAGAGCGTCGGCAAGCTACACGTGACAGTGATCGGCTCCGACGACGATCGCGCTCCGGTTGTGAATGACATAAACAATCATCCGGCGTTTGCCTCGATCAAGGGCGACCTGATGATCCAGGATTACGCTCCTGACGAATGGCAGGTTGACCCAAAGCTCGGCTACGTCGTCAACGGCAAGCCGACCATCCTCGTCCAGACCCCAAAAGGGCCGAACGACCCAAAAGGCGGACGAGTAGTCTACAGGGCGTTGGACTACTCGATGGGACCGGAAGCCCTCGCGGAAGCGATCCGAAAGGCCGATTCGAGCTACAAACCGGCCAACGACCCCGGACCGGCGACTGGACTCGCAGGACTTTGCCCTCTGGGATTCACCAAGGAGCATCGGCCAATCATTGGCGTGACAGCGGTTGGCTTGATTCTCCTTCTCAAACTCCCTCGAAAGGAGGGTTGATCCATGATGCCGTACCTTGTTCTCGCCGGTATCGCCGTTTGCGTGCTGTACCTGAAGGGATACCTGAAGGTTCCCGCGAACCTGAATCTCAGCGGCCCCAATCAAAGGTACTCGCCCCCGTATCCCGTCCAAAGCTCCACCGTCGCCTCGGCCCCCGCCGCCGCTAATGGCGTCTCCAGAACCGTCTACGGCAATTGCTCGGCTTCGGAAGCGTTCATTTTAGAGAGGCTGGACAGCCATACTCTGGGGGTCTACTTCGCACTCGCTAAACGGCGAGAAACCGAGGCGAACCTCGCGCATAAGTTCGCATCTCAGGCCGGCGACTCGCTGGAAGCTACCTTTTCGGCCCCTTTCTCGCCTCAGCCCGCACCTGCCGGGCCGAGCGACCCAAACGTAGCAGGCCCCCTGTCGTAAGGGGAGTCGGACCTTCTACGATCCATTTCGAGCCTTGTGGTAATGAGGTGCAAGGATGTCTGCTGCAGAGGAGATCGAAATGCCCAAGTCTGTCTTCGTTCTCGGACCCTACCTGACGAACGTCTTCGAGCCCTTTCCTGTCGCAATCCCCGACGTGCCGGCTACTCCCGGCCGGCGACAGGTCGTTTTCGGTTCCCCTGCTACTGAGCCAGGGGGAACCGTCAACCTCGTTCTCTTGTCGCCGATTAATCCCGGCGATGTGCCCCCGACTAACGTCTACGCCTTCTATGTTCAGCCGGCCGATAGCGTGCCCGCCGAGAGCGAACGTACGCACCAATGGTTTTTCAAGTCGAAGGCCCCGAGCGGCTCAGTCCACGTCAATGCCGCCGACGAAGACGGCAAGTTCGCGGCATCGGTCCCTGGCGTCAAGCCGAGCCTCGATCCCTACTTCGTCCAACTTGTGCTCGAGTACAGCCTGTGACCCGGCTGTGCATCGCCCCGCATTTCTTCTATGGAGAGCGCCTCAAGTGATTATCACTAACCACACAGAGCACGCCGAACTGGGTCAGCCGTTCTGGAGGCTGCTCTGCTCTGACTTCCACCTTGGGTCGGCCTGCTCCGATCATGACGCGATCGTGCGGCAGTTACAGCGAGCCAAGGATGTCGGGGCGAGAGTGCTCATTAACGGCGACATGTTCGACGCGATCGGGCCGAAAGACCGCCGGTTCGACCTGTCCGTGCTCCACCCACTGGTCGCACGCAAGAAGGATCTCGCGAAGGCGATCGTCGACATGGCGATGGAGATTCTGATGCCCTTCAAGGACATCATCGACATCATCGGGATCGGCAATCACGAAGAGACGTGGATCAACTACGGGTACAACGACCCCGTGCGGCGCGTGCTGGAAGAGCTTGCCCGAGAGGGCGGCAAGGCCAAGCATGGGTCGTTCTGGGGTTACATTAAGACGAGCTTCGTCGTGCCGGGCCACCGCAAGCGGCCGAAGCATAAACTCTTGTACCTTCACGGCACCGGAGGCGACTCGCCGGTCACGAAAGGCACGATCGATTTCAACCGGAAGGGCCGCAATTGGGTCTACGACTGCTTAACGTTCGGCCACAAACACAACATGGTCTGCGCGGCGGACCAGATTGCGGACGTGTCGGATAAAGGTAGGTACGTGGAACGGCGGCAACTCAACTTGCAGACCGCGAGCTACTACCGCAACTACCGGCAACTAAAGGACGACGAAGTCCTGGACCAGTCGTATGCGGCCCGTTCAGCCCATCCGCCCAAGCCGATCGGCGGTGTGTTCCTTTGCCTCCGTCCCGACTCCGACCCTGACACCGGAGAGCTTGTGATCCGCCAGGACTTCATGAGCGACGTCATCTTCCCGATGCCGAAGCGGCGAAAGACGAAACCAATCGACCCTCAACTCCAAGAGAAGGACCAAGCTGCGTGATACAAGTCCTGAAGGGGCCATTGGCGAGCCGGGTCGCACTTCGTCGTGTGTCCCGGCTCGCGGCGTTTCCGTGGCCTCTTATGCGACCCTATGAACCTTTAGTGCGGGCTCTTCTGCTGACTTCTTGTATCCGAGACTCAAAAGAACCCGGAACACTTCAGCCCACGTTGGGAACTTGCGGCCCGTCACACGCTTAAAATCTTCGATCGCACGCATGAACTCCCACTCATCCCCAGAATACTCGATGACCCCCGTCGTCGGGTGCCCCTTGCCTTTAGCTCGGTTCTTTCCGGCGCGTGCCGCTGCGGCGCGGCTCGCCCGCGCTGAGTCCATCACTGGCATCGTGATTGCCCTAGCTTAAGAAGTATGAGTGTCGACATGTGGCGTTATAACCACACACGATCACCATAGTTCGCATGCAATTAGACGACCGAATTAATAAGCGGTTTACACTCCGGCTTATTTCGGTTTGAAGTCAACTTCCAAAAAACGAAAGCAGGGGAGAGAAGCTAATGCATCTCTCCCCTGCTTAGATCGATCTCGCGGCGAAAAACACTTACTTTCCGAAGCGGTGGATCACTCCCGAAAACTTGGCGTTCACGGTCGAAGCCTGGACGGCTCCAGAGTAACCCACAGAGTTCTGAATGTTATTCGCCAGCGTGGCGGCAGCTCCGGTGACATCCTGTTTGGCTACCCGGCCAGCGTCGTCGTTCGTCGCGCTAGTCCCGGCCCCTGGCACGAGTCGGTCCCCGATCACCAGGTTTGCGGCCGACGCAGAAAGCTGAGTGAACTGCGTCGGGCCGTCGATGACAAGCCAGAACAGGTCGTTATTGGGCACGCCGGCCGAAGGAAGGTACTCGTCAATGATACCGGCGGGCCGGTCGCCAACCGCGAATGTGTACCCGTCAACGCGAGACTCATACGGGTCTTCCGCCTTGAAACGGGCTAGACGGCCCCCCTTAAGGTTGCCGCCGCTCACGTTGCGGGTGATACGCGCCGTAACCGAACGGCCTGAACCAACTGACTGCGAGGTCGACCTTGGGTCATTGTCGGTGAAGGTCCACTCCATGCCTTCGTAGTTGACGCCACCGAGGTCGGTCGTGTCGATGGGCCCGCCATTATAGAAGGTCTCGCCGCGCTGAAACGGAGGTGCGTCGCCAGTAGTAACCATCTGTCAATCTCCGATGCGGGTCGTCTCTGGATTAAAACGTTAGGCTGTATAAGTGAGCGGGCGTTCGTCTCGCCCACGTGGTTCACGTCCGCCCCAGATCGAATTAGACTTCGTCGGGGTTAGTGATGTTGATGAACTTGCAGAAGAACTTGGGGTTCCAGACGCAGTTGCCGAAGAAGTCGACCGAGAACCGCCACGACTTGCTGACGATGTCCTGGTCCGGACCTTCCGGCACGAAGAGCTGGGCCTGCTGCGACTTGATTTCCATCATGTCGCAGTTGAAACCGTAGCCGGCCCCACCAGGAATCCCGTACTCCCACGTGATGTCCGTACCGTCCAGGTTTGTGACATCATTGAAGCCAAGGGCGATGAGCTGACTCTTCTCGTTGGTAACGTTGATGCGCTCCTTGCCCCGGATCTGGTTGATGAAGGTCCGGTACATCTCGTCATCGACCATGATCACGTCCAGTTGTCCCTTGATGGACTTGGACTTCTTGGTCTTGATGATCCCGAAGGCGAGCGACTCGATGCAGTTGTTCTTCCACGTGTGGATCGTGGTGTCGAACAGACTGTCTCCCACGTCAACGATCAGCGGCGACCAGAAGTCGTACTGCGCGTCACCGCGCCCGTTGGGCCAGCCGGGCAGGTTGCCCGAGTCCCACGAGCCGCCGTAGTAGCCGGGCGCGCACTGAAGACCGGCGAATTGCCCGGTCGGGGTTGCGGCTCCGTTACCGGCGTTCGCGGTCGCCTGCAGGAAGCTCTCGATGCCGTGGATGCGCTTCGAGTTGCCGGGAGCGTAGCCGTTTACGTACAGCTCTTCGCCGAAGGCGTCTTCCATGTCGTCCGTGAGGTCGCTCGCGATCTCGGAGTAGAGCTTGACGATGGCCTCGGTATTGCGGTTCATCAAGAACTCGCCCTTGGTCATCGAGTCAGTGGCCGCATACCCACGCCAATCGAGTTCGGCCGTTTTGTTGCGATCCTTCCGGCTGAACTCTTGGGTATCTCCATCGGCAAACGGGGTCATCCGTACCCGCTTGTACTTGATTTTCCAGTCCATCTTCGTACCGCTGTGATTGAAGGAAATCCTTCCCTTCTTCTTCAGCAGCGCGGTCAGCTTGCGGTTGCGGAGAATGTTAATCTCACGCTCGCGCACAAACTTTTTGATGGTCGAATTGACCACCCGGCTCCAGGGTGCGCCCACTGTAGTAACCTCCGAGGTGTGGGGCCTAGTTATGGCCCAACCTGTTTCAGCATCGGGGCTACTCGGCCCCCTTCCACTGATATGTACCCAACAAAACGTGGTCCTTTATCAATAAAAAAAGGGCGACCAAGATTTCTCATGGACGCCCCAAGGATCGACAATAAAGGATTTGTGTTCCTAGTAAGTCGGATGCCCGTTCTCAGAGAAAATCTCAACGCCCTCGGCGGTGAGATTGGCCATAATTTCGCCGCGAAGCTTCAGGCTGTCCTGAATTCGTCGCGTGGCCCTGCATAGAGTCCGGGTCTCCGGCTTTACCAGAATCCGATAGGCGCGAGCCATAAGCCCTTCGCACTCGGAATCGGCGACGTTCCAGAGCCACCACCGATGGAGAGAGTCAGTGGCCCTCTCCATGAATCGTCCGCGCACAGGATGATAGAACCGAGCCTCAAGCTTGAACTTGATTCGCTCCAGAAACGGCATTTTGGCTACGGTCTCTCGGTAGAGTTCCATGGCCCGGCTGGTGCTGGCTGCGTTCGAGAGATGGCCGGCGCGGTATCGCGGAGACACGTAGCCGGTCAGTGCCCACGGACTCTTCCATTGGTCTTGGTTGGCAGACATAGCTGATTAACCCTCAGCAGATTGTCGGATGTCTTCGTCAGTGACGCCGTTTGCCTTAAGGTCGCGCATGATCCGCTCCGACAGGCTGAGTCCAGCCTCATTAGGATCAGTCGCGGCAGGGTTGACTCGTCGTTGGGCTGAAGGGAGAGCCTGAAGCGGATTCCGGTTCGGCTGCGCAACCGCCTGCTGCGTTGCTTGGTTTGCCGCCTGCGCTTGCTGTTGTCCCTGCTGCTGGTATTGGGCGGCGGCGAGTTGCCCGCGCACGAGATCCTTGGCGAGCTTGTCCTGGTGTCGCGGATCAGTGACACCCATTTGGCGGACGACCTTGAGTTGCTCGAGGTAAGCGGCCCCGAGCGGTGAAAGGATCGGTTGGCCGTTGTAGTCGAATGCTCGCTGGCCCGAAGCGTCAGCCTGGAACAGCCACCTGCTGTTGTCGGCCATGATCGACTGGACGGTTTGTTCTCGCTGCTGCGACGCGAATTGCTCTTGGAACTCAGACTTCGCGATCTCTTTCGCCTTCGCCTCCACCATTCCGTTGATCACGGCGGCGGGATTGCGGTCGTAATTCTTCTTCCAGGCGACGAATTCGTTGACCTTCTGGGCGATCTCGTGCTGAACGCCCTGCTTGGCGACAAAGAGTCCAGTCGCCTGGTCCTGTTCGACGAGGCTAACCCAACGCTCGTCGAACTCAGGGGCCTCCCACGGATTGCGCTGAGGCTGAGCCGGTTGTGCCTGCTGCTGTTGGTGTTGGAGGTAGTTCTGGATCTGCGGAGCCTGGGGAGCAAGCTGCCGGCCCAACTGCGCGTAGAAGTCCGCCTGGCGGTTCTGGTCGGCGCGGCGAAGCAGATATTCCAGGGCCGACTGGTCGTCAGTGACGGTGTGATCGAACCGGAATCCGCGATCCTGGGCAACGTCCCGGATACCACGCCACTGGCTTGCAGACGTAGCCTGGGTAGCACCAGCGGCGTTGTTCGGATCGGCTGGAGTGAGTGGTGCGACCGTGCTGGCAGGAGTAGCCGGCGTGTCATTAGGGACGTCGATCGTGGCGTTGGCGAGCGAATCGTAAGACCGATCGGGTCCACCATTAACCGGGGGGACATCGGGTTCGACCGCCGGACCATCGGGGGTTAAGGTTCCGCCGCCGAGACCATCGAGGCCGTTGTCGCGGAACCGCCAGCGGAGCAGATTCGACTCACCGAACAAGGAACGCTTACGTTTTCGCATCGGACCCTCTGCTTAGGTTTCTCGGAGCGTATCCCTACAATTCTGCATACACCTAATAGATACCCAATATTTGATGGCATACACTCAGGTTTTCACCCAAAACATAAGCAAGCACCCCCAGGCCCCCGTTTATCACTGACAGGTGATAAATGCTATTGCTTTTATGCAAATCGGACGACTATCAAAAGGGTTGCACTTGGTAGACCTTGCGGGATAGGCTGGATAATGGCAGTTGCCCGCCTGTGATTTCGGGCTCCCCTTGAGACGCATGGCGGACGTGAAATAATGAGGGGTTGAGCCGTGGCACCGCAGAGAGCGAAGGTGTTCTGGACGAGCCGGGAGAAAGAGAAAATCGTCAGCCGTGCGGTCGATATCCAGTCTGATCGACCGGACCTGGCGGGGCTTCCCTTGTTACGCGCCGCGATGACGGCGATCCCTGCGGAGCGTCGTCGGAAGCTGATTGCGGTGACACAGGCTCCGTGGTTCGAGGAGGGAGTTGCACGCGAGATCCGCTCCCGGAAATCGCGGTCGAGAGCAGAAGCTGGGGCGGACGTGAAGACGAGGCTGACGCAGATCGAATACCGTCAGGATGCGGCGATCAACCTGCTCTCTGAGATGCTCCGGGAATTGCGATCGCTGAACGAGAAATTCACCGGCGACTGCTCATCTAGAAAGTGCTACCGCACCACGTAAGCCGATCTAATCCTTATCACGTCCGGACGTATCAATCCGGTCATCCGTTACGGGTGCGATCAGCCCGATTTGTCAGTCTGAAGAATGGCGTCCAGCGAGCACCCAATTTGTCAGACTGACAAATGACTCTTCACATCCAGGCAATTCATGAGAGGGTGTTAGAAATGGTAAATTACCCCAGGGTTGAAAAATTCCGGGGTGGGAAGGTTATCTATAAAGACGATCGCGTGGGGGGCCGGCGGACACATGCCATAAGGTGTTGGCGGGCAACGGGTTAGGGCTGTCATAGACGAACATCTGACTGACAGGCACCCCAATCTTGCATGATTGCTCGCATGAATCCCCGCACTCACGCACACAATCCTCACTCACTCCTGCTACTCACTCACGCTCACGCTCACACCTCAATCCACGCACGCATCCACTCACCTGTTCCAGCACCACTCCACACTCCCTACTAGCTATGGGCGCATAGGTACACACGCTCATTCACTACCCTCCCCATGCACTCACTCACCCTTGCTTTCATCCCCTCTCTCATCACTCCCTTTATGAACCTACGGTTGGTTGGATGCACTCACTCCCGCTCTTTCGATGCGATGATGCGATGGCTGCATCCACGCATTCCCTGGTCTTCTGGCGAGCATGTCCGGACGTCTTTCAGCAGGGCCTAGATTGAATCGCGCGCGTTCCTATATGGCTTCACGTGAGATGATGTTTTTTCTCCACACGTGTCACGACCCCCGTCACGTCCCGTCTTGAGAGTGTCGGGACGAGTGATCCCGACAACCACCCTACGAACCACGGAGTGTGATCCTGGAAGCATGAAAATCTGAAAACTTGCGTCACACGTCGACGCGACCAACGTAAAGATTGCGGCGGGACGAGACCGCCGGACTCACACCACCGAGAAGGCCGCGACGATGCGGTGAGGATCGCGGTGTGAAGTGAGACGGCTAAACATTCTGAATGTTTCGGGCCGACAAGAAAACGCGAAAGCGGCTGTCACAAGCGACTGAGGTGAGCGTATAAGAGTGACAAGAAGCGAGGAATGGTGTCTGCCGAGTGGGTTCGATTCCCACTCCCTCGACTTGCGTTATGTGAACGCAAACGGGCCGGAAGGATGCTGGAAACATCCCCCGGCCCTAGACAGTGCCCCTACGTTACTAGGAGACTGCCCTGTGGCTACCATAGCCAAATCTGCGGGTCGCGTCAACGGAACGCCAGCCTAAACTCGACGTCTGTTCAGCGGTACGGTGCCGGGTCAATGGTCGCGGGGTTCGATTCCCTGTGTCCAGATCCTCCCTCGAACGTACTCGGCCATTTCGGTCGGGACGGGAAAGGGCCAACCCGAAAGGGCTGCACCATGTCCGCCGACACCAACACCAGCACGAACGGCATCGTCAGCGACAATCGGGCCTCCGTTCATGAGACGGCGGTTGCGGAAATCGTCGAGATGATTACCGCCAAGTACACCGAAGAGGGTGCCCGGAATTTCGCCATCGGCAAGCGTGCTTTCGAGCACGCCCAATGGCAGAAGGGTTCCATCAACGACTACGGAAGCGGTGATTTCGACAAGCTGATGAGCCGGATTCGCGATGAGGTTCGCATCTACGTCTCGATCAAGGCTGAGTCGATCAGGGTTTCGGATTGGACGCGGTGCCACGTGCTCCGCGAACTCGTCCGGGCTGAGATTGCCGACGCCGCTGACTCGCTCTCGATGTTCGAGTACCTGGCCATCGTCGGGAAGGCTCTGCACTTCACGTCGAAGGACTTGGAAGGCTCGATCAACGAAGGTTGGTTGGACATGATCCGGGGTGTCGCGGCGGAACGATCGCAAGGCACCAGGGTTACTCGCGAGGACTTCACGAATCGTATTCAGGCGACAGTGAAGAGGATCGCGGATGCCAAGGCGGCTCTGAATCCGGCGAAAGCGGCTCTTGAAGCGGCAGCTACCGCCGTCAAGAAGCAGGCTCGCGATGCCGCCAAGGCGACGGAGGATATCACGACTTCTCTGAGTGACGGTCTCGCTAAGGGTGCCGTTACCCCGGAAGCCGCTCTGTCGATCTTGGAGAACGTCGCCAAGGCCCACGGTAAGCCGTTGCCCGCGAACGCTGTCGGGTTCGATCCGGCCTCTTGCACCCTCAAGGATTGCGAGTTGCTGGCGCTCGCCATGTTCTCTTCGGGCAAGTACACCGAAATGGTCGCCTTGCGTGACAAGCTGGACAAGATGGTCTCGGCCATTGACAAGGCCCGTGCCGCTGGTCGTGCTTCTGAACCCGCCAAAGTCGCGGTTGCCGCTTGAATTGTGAGCTATAGCTCACGGTCGAAGGGATGCCTTGCCGGGCGGGTTCGATTCCCGCCCCGACCTTTCTATGTCTGATCCGAAGCCCTTTTTGGAGGCAATTGCATGGAAGACGCTGGGATTCCTCCTGGTGGAAGACCGCAAACCCGTCAACCGGCCAAGAACGAGCCTTGTAACCGAAAGGCGTGTAGAGCCGTGCCGGCCCGCTACTGGAATTGCAGCACTGAGGCGTTATATTGCGGAGTCTGCGCTCGGAAAATCAACATGCACAGTCCCGGATTATGCCAACTGAGCGATCCGTTAGTCGGCTCGTAATCCGTCCAAGCCGAAACGGGGCAGGGGTGCTCCGTCCGTGGGTTAGGCCCACGCTGATGAGGCTCCGTGGTCGAACCCCTCCGTTCGCGGTCCGGGATGTTCCACGTCTGTCACGTCCGCATCGTAGCCATCGATAGGCGTCTATCTGCCCACTGGGGCGGATAGTGGGTTCGTTAGGCTTGGTAGTGGGAACGCTGCCGAGGGGGATTAATCCCCGCCTTGAACCCGCCAAACATTCTGAATGTTTCGACACGCTAACGACAAGGGAGGACGCTTGTACCTGAGACATGACGACACCGGAACGCCAGTCTTCGTGCCTGAAGACGGCCCTAACCTTCGCCTCTCTGACATGTCCGGATCGGTGCGACACCTGGACCCGCCTAAACGATTGGGTTGGATCCGCAGGCTACCGCCACACAAGGCCGCGACCATGCTCTTGCGTGAGTACCTCGTGACTCGCGTCGGATGCAAGAACAAGGCCGAGTCGGCTTGCTGTCGGTCGTTCCTCAAGACGCTCACGACAATGCAGGCGGACGGCAATGAGATGGGGATCGAACTCGCAATCTTGCCTGGCTCGCGCCCCAATACCATCGAAATCTACTTCCACATCCTCGGAGTCGGCAAGGTACGCTGGCTCCCTACCCTAAGTATGCAGAATAACGAGCGCCTGACCCAAATCAGACGCGAGACGGGCCTTTGTCGGGTCGCCGTTGACTCGCAGCCCAAAGCAAGGACGCAGAATGACGACTCGGAACCGAAGCGCCGTTGCATGCCGCCGAAGGCCGAGACGAAACTAATCCAAGGACAACGGATATAATCTATGGCAGGAAAATCGCAGTCACCTCTTTGCGAGGATCGGCCACATATTGAGCGTGTAACGCGGATCGCCCACGACCACATTCTCTACGCCAACGGCCATCCCTCTGATCTTCAAATCATCGCAGACCGGCTCGGAATCTCTCCCGAATCGGCCCTCGCGTATGCCATCGCTGAACAAGTCACTGAGGAGTTCTTCCTCACCCCCCAGCCTGTGTAATGACAGGCCAACGGGCGGACTCCGTATCACAACTCGGAGCCGCTCGCGATTTCCACGCCCAATTACCCTATGAACACTCTTTACGTGGAGAATCCATGCGGTTCGGGTGCTTTACGCTCCCACGGATGCGTCGTTCTGAATTTTACGCTGCTCTTTCGGTAATTGTGATCTATGGGTTGCTGGTCATCGACCAGTGGCTAACCAACTGAGGGCACCAATGAGTGACACGCTCTACACGTTGAGCGACGAGGAGGCTGCGCTTCTCGCTCGCTACAGGTTCGCCGACATCATCGCAGCAGGGCCTTGGCGCAAAGGAGAATGCTCACTACCTCACCGCGTTGTGCTCCGCGAATGGAGTGGCAAGGAGTATGTCGTCCACACCCAGGTTCTCAACGCGGGTTTCACTGATGGCCACTACGTTCCTAACGACAATCCGGGAGCTTTAGCCCGAGCTTGGGAATACTTCGATCAGAGAGTACGTAGACATCACGGATTAGACAAACCTTAACAACATCGGGGACAAGATTCATGATCGAATTCGTGACGAAGCCGCAACTTGACATCGTTTCTGAGGCCAGGAACAACTTCCGGAAATGGTGCCTAGGGGCCGACCTTACCGCGCTCTACCGCCTGGTTGGCAACGACGTGAGGATCGAGCTTGGTGCGGTTGAGCAGGAGCAAATCTTCCTGGTTCGTGAGCTTGTCCCAGGTGAATCCTCTCCCGAAGACGTCCGCGATGTCTGCTCCCGAATCATGTCTACGCTTGCCGTGAGTATCACGAATTACTTCACAACGGCAAAGAGGAGCAGCGACGGTGACGGTTGCGTCGGTATCTGAAGGCCGAAAGCCGCATCGGCGGCTTGCACCGTAAGGCGGTGCCTGATGAGGCCATCTAATGGAGATGCGACGAATGAACGCCTACGAGAAGATGTGTGCGATCCAGCAGCTTTCCGGCCTCGGCTCGGAGTTCCAGGAATTACAAGCCGGCATCATCAATTTGATTCGCACGGTGGTTGGACCCGAACCAGCCCCACCGCAGGCGACCATCAGAGAGGTGGTCGCGTCGGCTGAGCCGAATCTGAGCGAGCTTTTGACGGCTCGCAATGGCGGAAAGATCGACGCCATCAAGGCGCACCGTAACCGAACCGGGCTTGGGCTCAGAGAATCCAAGGAAGCGATCGAGAAGGCTGGCCGCAATCTCGGTTTCTACAACGCTGAGGGTACGTTGATCGTGCTGATTCCTACCGAGAAGGCCACCTAGGACGCCGAGCAAGAGCCTGTTCGGAGAAACGAGCTTTACTGAGGCCGAAACGCCCGCTGGGCGTTAACGGGTAAAGCCCGTTCTGATGAGGCCAACCATTTACGCACCGAGGAATCACATGAGTGTTATGACTAATCTGTATCGCGGCAAGGTTCAGCGGTTCCGCGTCGACTACCGTGGAAATCGGTATTACGTAGTGGCGTCAAACGCGTCTTCGGCGGTGGCTCAAGTTTATCGAAAGCTCGTTCCGGCTGAGGCGGCACGTTCGCAGCAAACCGACTACATCCCCAATGAGTCTTTGACGTCTCTCAGGGCGTTCGATCAGGTGGCAATCGCGCAGCCATCGCTTCGCTACTGAGGCCGAAACCGCTCAAGGACGAGCGGTCTGCGGGTTGGTTCCCGCACTGATGAGGCTCTTCTTTGGCATGACGAGGTGAACATGAGCACTGCAACCTTAAGTGCCGGCGATGTGACTGTCGGCGTGATCGAGCAGATGCCCACCGAGGACGCATTCCGGGTGCGTTCCCGAACGCTGGCCGAAGCAATTCAAGAATCCAACGATTCTCATGAGTCAAGAAAGATTCGCGATGCAGCGAACATCGCAAAACATTATGAGGCGTGCGAGAAACTCGAAAAGGCTGGGTTGAAGATGACCTGGCTTTACACAGACTCAGCGGACGCGAGACTGGACGCGAACGAGATCCCGGATTACGTCCGAGTTTTGGGTGCTTTTGAGAACTGCGGAAAGGACACAGTTAATGGAGATGACTCGGTAATACTCGTGTCTCTCCGATCGAAAGAGTACCCGTCGATCACCATATCTTATCGACGCAAGATCAATCCTACCGACAAATGCAAGGTTGTGACCGAGCACCACACCACAACCACACGAAGCGTCGTCTGCTCGATCTGAAGGCCGAAAGCCCTACGGGGCTTGTGGCGTGATGCGTCACCTAATGAGGCTAACATTCTTTAATGAGGTGCGAGATGCCCCGTCCATTCGTGCTGATCCAAATCGAAGACCACGACGAGCCTAACACCATGATTGTCGGCGACACCCAGATCATTACGATCTTGGTGAATTGGGCCGACGCCAATCAAGACCCGTACTTGGCGGACGAGTTGATTGATGAGATCAAGGGTCGCTACCACGAAAACGAGGAGCCGGACGGCGTAGTCCAGGAGGTGCTCAACAAGCTCAAGGAGGCCGCTCGCGACGAAGATGAGGACGAAGAGGATGAGGACGACTTCGACGAGGATGAAGACGAAGAAGAGGACGACGAGGATCTGGTCGACGAACTGGAGGACGAAGAAGCGGTCGACGTTCTCACGCCTGACCGAGACGACTCCGAAGGTCTCGATCTTTGAGGCCGAAACGCCTTCGGGCGTCTGCCGGTGCGTGCCGGTACTGATGAGGCCACGACGCTTGGAGTTAGTTCGATGAAAGTCACCCTGAAAGACGGTGCCCCGCGTAAGAGCGGGCAGGCTGAGATCAACGTGAGCAAGAACGGCAATATCCTGGAGATTGGCGCGGCAGGTGTCGAGCCGGCCCCAATCGTGATCGAGTTCTACGAGGACGCGCTGACGATCCGCGTCTATGAGGGCGACCCCGACAAGGGCGGGAAACAACTCTTCAAGGGCGCGTTGGCCCTGAAGCCCACCGCTCCGACCCAAACCGAAGACACATCCACCAAGAAGTCGTCCGCGAAGTCCGAGCCCACCCCAGCCCCGGCCCCGGAACCTGCGCCCGAACCGGCCACCGGCACGCTTCCCTCGGATGACGAACTGGCCGCTTTCGACGCCGCGTAGTACGTCTCGGAAACGCTCCCGGCGATAGCTAGGGAGCGTTCTTAGCGTTCTAAATGCAAGGGCAGCCTTCCCGCAGAACGAAGCAATGCGAACTGATCTATCTGACCCAATGTTTTCTTAACTCGGAGAGTGCAAAAGTGGAAACGAATATCGAGCAGCAGGAAGTTAAACCCGAAGTGCCGTCGTGGGTTCTTAACCGCCACCCTGGCACGAAATCCTCTGACTGGAGCCGACTTTCAACCGGAGGATGGGTTCATATTGAGGCCAGCGTCGGTGAAGGGGCCCGCGTCGGTGATCGGGCCAGCGTCGGTGAAGGGGCCCGCGTCGGTGCATGGGCCCGCGTCGGTGAAGGGGCCCGCGTCGGTGATCGGGCCCGCGTCGGTGAAGGGGCCCGCGTCGGCGAAGGGGCCCGCGTCGGTGAAGGGGCCAGCGTCGGTGCATGGGCCCGCGTCGGTGAAGGGGCCCGCGTCGGTGATCGGGCCAGCGTCGGTGCATGGGCCCGCGTCGGTGAAGGGGCCCGCGTCGGCGAAGGGGCCCGCGTCGGTGAAGGGGCCAGCGTCGGTGCATGGGCCCGCGTCGGTGAAGGGGCCCGCGTCGGTGATCGGGCCAGCGTCGGTGATCGGGCCAGCGTCGGTGAAGGGGCTGTTTTCGAGAAATCTCCCCTTTTTATCCAGGGCTCACGACATGCCGTCTGCCATTATTCGGCTGGAATGATGTCGATCGGATGCCAGTTCCACAGTATCGCACACTGGAAGGAACACATTCGCGCGATCGGCCGTTCTAACGGATACACAGCAAAAGAGGTCACTGAGTACCGGATGTACCTCGATCTCGTAACGGCTCGTGACGCTATCGTCTTCCCGCCGGCCAAACCAAAGAAGAAGCCGGCGGCGAAGCCGAAGCTCGCCTCGGAAAAGAAGGCGACGAAGCAGGTCGCTGGAGCCGCGTAGGCCGAAACCGCTCAAGGACGAGCGGTCGTGGAGTATTCTTCCACCTGATGAGGCCACCTTGGAGTTGACGAATGCTTTCGTTTATCGGTTCTGCACGCAACCTGTCCGGATTGATCCTTGACGGCATCGCCGAGCCGGTCCCCTGCGTTGAGGTTGTCTTGATCTGCAGTAAGCCTTTCTACGGAATCGGAAGGGAAGACAAGCTTTCAAAAGCTGCCGAGATTTGCGATCTGCGATTCACGTCGAGCCCGAAGGGCCTGAGGGAGCTTGCGACGCGGCTCGCCGCCTACGCAGATGAGGCTGAGGAGTGCTTTGGGGTGGAACCTGAAGACGATGAGGTCCGCGAGGCTCCCGGCAATCTTCCTGAGCAGTTGCAGCCAGAGTCGGCGGAGACGGTCGCCGGAAACTGAGGTTAAAACCACTTTATGAAGCGAGTCGTCCCTTCGACACCTGGCGAGCTGGCGATCTGCCTGCATCGCCAGGTGGGCAACATTCACCTCCCGAAGCGGTTCGCTAAGTTCGTGTCAATTCGCGAGGCGATCAACGCCGCGATCAGCGAATGGGACACACAGGACAATCCCGTTATCAACGTGTGTATCAACTTCAAGATCAAGGGAGCCAGACAAAGCCAATGAAAACTTGGGTCAAGGTAGGCCACGTTCACGTCAACATGACGGCGTGTAACGCGATCATAGAACTCGGACAGCAGGGAATCGAGGGGTACATTTTCTGCCACGGCAGCGTTTCCCACGAACTCCACATTCCGCGTGACCCTCGCAAAATCCCAAACATGCTCGCAGACACCGGGCTGAAGCATTTTATTGACGAGTACGAACGCGCAGTCGCGACGGCCACCGTAGTCCGTAAGTTCCTGTACGACAACGGGTTCCAGGTGATTCCTGGAGCCGCTTATCGTGGACGAGAGGAAGGTCAGTAGCATGCCAAACCGAATCCCGATCCTGGCGGCGAGCGACATCGCTAAGGCTCATGGATGTAGTCAAGTTATCGTCCTGGCGTGGGACGGCAAGAAGACCCATGTCGTCACATATGGAGAATCGGTAGAAGACTGCGACCAGGCCGCGCAGGGCGGCAACCGTGTCAAGGTGGCACTCGGCTGGCCCGAATCGCTCTGCAACGAGGAGCCGTCACGGGTCAAGAAGCTCAAGGACGAAAACTACGATCTCAAGGTGAAGATCAAGGAGCTTGAGGGACGCCTGAGGAACGGGGACGGCGTAGCCCGAATGGTTAATCAGCAACTCAGTCACAAGGTGAAGTCGCTGGAGGCTCTGCTTGTGGATCGTAACTCGGGACACGGGCAGCATATAGCGGCGATGACTGCGGATTACAAACCTCACGCGGATTACCAGCCTCACTACGAGCCAGGCAGCGGAAGCGATCCTGGTGACGACCCAGACCAAGCGGGGTACTGATGTCTTTCGTGGCTCGCAGGATGAAGCGGTCCAAGGAGGCCACACCGCCCACGCTTAGCTGGAGCGTCTTCGAGAAGCAAGACGGAAAAGGATTCGTTCGTGCGGTTGCGTGGACCGCAAGCGAATCCGACGCAAAATTCATCGCGAAATCGCTCAACCAATCAAGCCGAGTAGCGAAGTAGCTCAATTCTTCAGACTGACAAATCCAAACCCGGAGAACTGACTTTGAGAACAAAAGAAGAGCGTCGTCGACGCGCATTCGCCTATCGTGGCAATGCTTATATCATCGAGTGCAGTATTGCTCCAGTGAGCGTCATGCTGCACTTGAACCGTGTCCTCCAGCAGTTCCGATCCAGCAACCGAGCGAGGAGAGCAGCATGAGCCGCGATCGTAAACCCTGGGAAATCCCGATCATCTACAACGAGGATCGCTTCGTCGAGTCAGCGAAATCCTCTCGGCACTTCAGCGAGGAAGAGCAGGAGGAGCGCGATCATCGGGATATCGACGAGCTTCTGAGCCGTCCGGACACCCGAGACGAGCGATCCTACGAGTGTAACGACACGACGCCCATCGACTACAGCCGGGGGCCGAGCAATGAGGAGTTTGGTGTCGACGAGGACGAAATGGACAGCCTCGACGAAACACCTCTCGACTACACTCGCGGCCCCGCCTCTGCGGAAGAGTTCGGAGTCGACGAAGATGACGACCTGGAGCCCCTGGACGACGACGACGAAGACATCTGATAGGGAGTTCTGATGGATCGTCTGACTGAAGAAAAGAAAGCTCTCGCAGAAAAGTCAGTCAGCCGGGCGGAACACATCGCCAGGCGGTACGCACGTATCTACCCGCTTCATGAGGACGAACTCAAGAGTCGGGCAACCTTAGGTGTCGTGCGTGCCGCTGCGAGTTTCGAGCCTAATAAGAACGGAGTCTGGAAGCGATGGGCAGGGCTGCAGATTCGCGGAGAGATTAAGGATTACCTTAGAAAGCTCGGCCCGGAACGCTGCGAGCTGGCAACGCCCGAGGAGTTATCTGAGATCGTGGACACGAGCAACGAGACGCTCGATCGCGAGTCCGACGATCACTTCGCGAGTCTCTTGAAAGTTCTCCCAAAGAAGCAGCGAGAGATTTGCTCGTTGGTCTACAAGATGAACATGTCGCCGAGCGAGGCGGGTGTGGCGCTCGGGCATGGTGCCAGGCACGGCCGCAAGATCCATGACGCGGCCCTCAAGGCTCTCAGAGGGAAACTAGAGGCAACCGGATCGGGGTGACAAACATTAAGCTTGGGTATGCTCTCCTGAACGCCTTTTAGGCATAGGAGAGCCCTCATGGCTAAGCGTGTTAAACCCCGCTTCTACTTCGAGCCTTGGACTGCAAAAAAGGATCCGTTTCTCGGACCCCATCCTTTCCCTGATGGCATGCCTACGAATTATCCCGAGGGCGTTGCTGAGTCCATCGTGGATAGCTGGCAGAGGCTTGACCAGGGAGCCGATTGGGTGATCTGGGGCTCAAGGATGGCTGACGAGCCCCTGGTGATTAAGCGTTGCCGGAATGGCGAGACCAGGGTTTGGACAGACCAGCGGATCATCACCATCAACCGCGCTCTTGGACTTCCTGAAGGCTCTCCCAACCAAGAGCAAATCTCCAAGAGGATTGTGGACTGCGTGAACGCGCTGGCCGGCGTTGCTGATCCGGTTGCGTTCATGGAGTCCGTGCGTTCCTTACTGATGGGCTACGCACGCGGTGAGTTCGACGATCCTCGTGAAGACTCAAAGGTGTTCCTATTGTTAGGCCAATGTATTCCTCCTGCGGAGTTGGAGAAACTCAAAGATGGCAACAGCAACGAACTCCAAGACTAAGATGGCGTATTACGTTCGGTACGTGATTGAGCCGTGGGACCATGCTCGCGGCCGGCAAGGCGAGAGGCGGCAAGTCACATCACGCCCGATCTACGTCGACTGGAAGGCAGAGCAGTACATGCTCAGGCTGATGCAGCATCCGGACGTCATCTCAGGAACCGTCGAGCTGATCGAGAAGCTGGAACGCCGCGTACCTCCTACCCCAAAACCTCGTGACCAACAGTCGCATCGCATCGAATTCAATGGGCAGTCGAAGACTTACACCGAGTGGGCAGCCCACTCCGGGGTCAGCTTCAAGACCATCTGGAATAGGCTCCATATTCTTGGGTGGAGCGTTGAGAAAACCCTGTCGCAGCCATCAAGGAAACGGAGGGCTTATGTTTAAGAATCCACCTTTGAGCGACGAAGAAATCTGCCGCAAGTTCGAGATCACGACCAACCACATCGGCTTCGCGACAGCCAAGGCCCTCTCGCTCAATCGTCCCGACCGGGGCATCAGTGATTGGCCGAGCCTCCGATGTCCTCACTGCTACTACGAGTTTCGCATCTTCAAATGGCACGTCGACATGATCGCTATCAAATCCGACGACGCCATCGTTTGCAACGGCTGCGAACGCCTCATCTACGTCGAGCACGTCGAGTGGGGCGACGACCATGAAACCCACCAGTCACTCACGCTCTGCACTCATCCCCAGGAGTAGGCATGCCTCTATTCTTCGTGACAGTCGAGCGAGACATTGACCGCACTTTCAGTGTCACCCAGGAGTCAAGGATCTGGGTGGAGGCTGAAACTATCGAGGCAGCAGAGGATGCTGTCGAGAAGCTCAGCCACGAGGGCGACGCGATTGACGCATACTGCCGCTGGGAGGACATGGAAGACAAAACGCAGCAGACCTCTTCCGATGAGGACAGCGTTCAGCCGACCGGCCTTCGGATCACTGACAGCAGCAAATGCAGCCCCAAGAAGGACCGCATCCTGCGGGCCAGCGATCTCCAAGAGGATAGCGACTAATGATACCGGCTGAATGGATTCAACTGCTGGACAATCTCGCCACGGGCTCATTCATGACGTGGTTCGTGGCGTCTCTCTGCTTCGTCTGTAGGAGGAAACCATGAGGCTTGCTGCTCAAGCGAAGGCTGGTTTCTACCCAGCCCATACGATGGCGATCGCCGAGCTTTCTAAGCACCTGTATTGCCGATCGCTGGACCCCGCGAAGAAGTACGACACCATCAATATTATCGACCCTTGCGCCGGCAAGGGCCTAGCGATCAAGCAGTTGGCTGATGCCCTGGCCGTCCCCGAGGAACACGTCTACTCGATCGAGCTGGACTCGGAGCGGTCGAAGGACATCCTGAAGCTGATGCCGATGTCGAATCACATCGGGCCGGCGAGCTTCACCGGGGTTCAGATCACTGGTTTCTCGTTCGGCCTCGCCTACGTCAACCCGCCGTTTGACAGTGAACTCGGGGGCGGGAAACGCGAAGAGCAGGGCTTCACAGAGAAGGCGACTCGGCTCCTTGGGCAAAAGGGCATTCTCGTTCTCGTCTGCCCGTTCACCGCCTTGTGTGGCAACGGCAACTTCGTTGAGTACATCGACGCCCACTACGAGGACGTGGCGGTCTACAAGTTCCCTGATGGCGAAGACGAGGCCGGCAACCTGATCCGGCCGTACCGCGAGATCGTCGTCATTGGCCGGAAGCGCAAAGATGTGCTTCCGAGTGAAGCGGCCCAGAACCACGGCAAGCTCCACCAGATGGAGATGAGATGGCGTGGCTACCTCTCGATCGAGTCATTGCCGGCGCTCGGCATGGTGCAGCCGAAAGGATGGAACGGTAGCCATCCGAGCTATGACCGCGAAGAGGATATCCGGACCTGGGAGATCCCGCTCTCGTGGAAGCCGAACGTCTTCAGGAAGACGATGTTCACTGATGACGAGCTTCGCGAGGCGGTTGCTGACAGCCCGCTCAACAAGCAATTGAAAGAGGTTAAGATACCGCCTCCGAACTCCCCGCCGCTGCCGCTCGACAAGGGACACCTAGGTCTGATTCTCGCCTCCGGAATGCTGGACGGCCCGGTTGAGGGGCCGTATGGCGTCCACGTCGTTCGCGGATCGTCGCACAAGGTTGAGTACCACAACAAGGAACAGTCGAAAAGCGAGTCGAACCCCGACACTGGGGCTGTTACCACGAAGGATGTCTACAGCGAGCGGATGATCACGGTCATCCGCGTGGTCGAACAGAACGGAGTCATCCAGACGTTCAGTAACGAGCCGCAGGACAAGGTCGCGGACGGCACAGAGGAGGTGGACGAGTGAGTTACAGGTTGCGACTTTACCCATACTCAGGCGGGCGCGACGACCTGATCGGCGAGGGCACGATGGAAGTGTGCCGGGCGAGGGCATCGCGCAAAATCCGACGGCACAGAAACGTTATGGAGTATCCCGTCGCTGTGCTTGAGAAGGGGCGAAAGTGGGAGCTTGAGACAGGCGAGGACGCCTTCATGATTGGGGACAACGAAGGAGTTCTGGTGATTGAGGAACTCCCCGAAGAAGAGAATTACGAGAACGAAGAGGAGGATTCATGAGCGCGAAGCTTAGTACGCCGCTTTCGAGACACCACCGCCAAGGCCCCGTGGTTTGGCAAACCGTCGAAAAGAACGGGAGGAAGTACACACTCCAGGTTTATATTGACCAACACAGCCTTAACGAGAAGGTGGCCGAGGTGATTGACGGGATGGAGGAATTCTGTGCTTCCGTCCGCTCCCTGAAGACCCCCGAACTCAAGATCGATATCACGAGAATGCTATGATCACGATCAAACCCGAGTGTGTAGACAACGCGATTGGCATGCTTCAATCGAAGCATGCTAAATTCATCGGCTGGATCGCAGATGTGCGCTACTACATCGTTGACGGCAAAGCGTGGTCTTGGACGTTCGGCGGGCATGTCGCCAGGAGCGATGACGCCGAGGAGTCTGAGTCGCTTCGTAAGCAGGTGGCATTTCTTGACGTCGGTTATCAAACAACAAGGAGAGAGAATTATGAGCGAGCGAGCGCCTCGGTGTTTCGGGTACGCGAGGGCCTCCACGAAGAAGCAGATCGACTCGCCGGACACCCAGAAGGAGAACTTGCGAAAGTATGCGAATCTCCTGAATCTCGGCGATGTCACATTCTTCGTGGACGCCGCGACCTCGGGTAAGATTTGCTGGGATCAGCGAGACGCCGGGAGGGAGCTTTTCAAGCAACTTAGGGCCGGCGACCACGTCATCTTGCCTAAGCTCGACCGGGCATTCCGTAAGCTCTCCGACTGCGTGCTTGTCCTGGAGAAGTTCGAGCGAATGGGCATCCGGCTGCACATCGTTAACCTGATGGGCGGGGCGATTGACCTATCTTCATCGATGGGTCGGTTCTTGATCCATATCCTCGCTGCGTTCGCCGAACTGGAGCGGGCCTTCATCTCTGAGAGGACGAAGGATGGGCTGGCTAAGCGTAAGGCCCGAAATATTATCCACACCCGGCACCCCGGCTACGGATTCCGCTGGAAGAAAGTGCAGATCGACGGCAAGTGGACCAAGGTCCGCGAGCGCGACGACGACGAGCGTAACGTTATGCGTTCGATCGTGTCCTGGCGAATGCAGGATCAACCGCTGAGTTGGGATGAGATCAGAAACCATCTCATGTACAACCTTAAGATCAAGACGAAAGATGGGGGACCATGGAATCTGGAACGGATCAGGCGAGCGTGCAAAGCGGAGTTGATGCTCCAGCTTCAGGAACAACGCGGGAACAGGTGAAAGCGCAGCCGACCCTGGAGTTACTGGCTGCGTTTATCGAGGGGTACTACTTCGCTCACAGCCTCGGCCGCACCGAGTTCATTTTGATGGCCGAAGAGAAAGGGAAACTGCCGGCAGAACTATTTGGCGAGCTTCTGGCTGTCGCGCTTCACCGGAAATTTCAACTGAACACAAGAGGGATCAATGAGTAGCGAAAGGCTGTTCGGCGACATCGAGTTCGTCGGAAAGGAAATCGGAATCCCGGCGCAGCCGTTCGACAAGCTCGCGATCAGCGGCCGAGGGGAGCTTCTTCTCCTCTCGGTTTTCTGTGACGCGATGCGGGTCAAGCAGATCCGGGCCATCCTCTGCGGAGGAGCCAAGGCTGTCGCCAACGCATCCGGGATTAAGGTGGGCCAGCCGAACGCCAACGAGTGGAACCGGCACACGCCGGGGCGGCTGACGCCATCCAGCGAGGGCTACCAAGTCTCCACCCACAAGCTTGGGTATGGTTTGGTACACGCGATGTTTATCACACGTATGCAGGGCTTCATGCCGGTCGTCTCTGAGGAGTCTCTCTGGCAGGAGTTGACCGATGTCCGGTACACGACGCCGCTGCTACGCGAGTGGGTGCCTCACATCGAGAAGACTCTGCGGCAACGCGAATTGCTTGAAGACGCTCACGCCTTCGGTTGCCACTGCGGCATCCTCTCTGCGTCAACAAAACACCTGGACGAAGTCGTAAGCCAGGGCCTCCAGCAGTACGAATTGATCATCCCTCGGCCGATGGCCGTCTGA